TGGGTAACCACCAAGACGTCCTTCAAGTTTACCGGCGTACATGTTTTTGTATCTTCTGAAATCAGAGTGATTCATGATCACCACAGAGTGGTCATCTCCCTTAAGCTGATATTTTAATGGCCAAATCTCATCGATACCTCGATTATTCGGAAGTGCCGCGTAATTTGATGGGAAATCAAAATAGCTTGGCGCCTCATCCTCTTGATCAACAACATCTATCTCACTGAAGGTTGTGATGTAATGTTCGTCGATTCCCGCTCCGGTCATTCGCCAGTTGTCAAAATATTCATTCTCGGCAAACCTGTTTACCACATCATCGATCACCGGGAAAACTTCCCGTTCTTGAATCTTAAAGTCAATGTTTGGATATCCATTCTGTAAAGCAAGGATGATCCTGTCTGCGTAATATTTACGAGTCTTTATCATGTGCCTTGCTGTATTTTAAGTTGCGAGTATTGAAGCAATTGATCCTTGTTCAGGAAAATTCCAATTTTCTCAATGATCAGCGCGGTGATATCCATCATGCTGATATTTCCGAGGAGAAAATCAACTGTCTTGCTACCGTTATATACCGGAGTGTCATTTACGACATCGTACCCCCAAACTGGATCTGGTGGATATTGTACGTAACTCAGTTTAAAAGATCCGATTGTATACGGATCAATGAAACCGTACGGATTTTTGAATATGATAATCGGGTAATCTTCCGTCGGCGTGATGATAGTGTTCTTTTTTACTGAAGGATATTCATCACTGCTGATCTCGTTCATTTCTGAGAAATCAATCTTATGGAAGGCATCCGGCCACATGAAGTTGTACGGATACACGAAATTGCCCTGCTGATTAATTGGTATAGTCACAGGTCCGTACACGAACGGTCGTAGATCTGTATCTATCCTGCGATTTGATTTGTACCCAAAAGGAGGTACGCCTTTTTGATTTAACTGGCGGATATTGCCGAGGCGTGATGAGATGAATTCAAGCTGACATTGCTTTGCGAGTAAATTGAATTGAGCCGGAGATACATACCCCCGGCCATTTTTGTCCGCAATGAAATTAACAAGCTGGTAAACCTCATCAATCATTTATTATTTTACTCCATTGGAGCTTTCAAGTTGTACTTGTTTACCTTCGGCAAGCACTGGATCTTGGTCTTCTTTGAAGATTACGCCATTGAAAACCTGATACCATATCGCCTCAAGTCCGGCAGGAATTTCAGTGCAATAGAAGGTGTCAATTGACACAACCTCACGGCCAAGTGCGCGCATTTTTTTCTGCAAGTCTTTCGCCTTTGAAGGATCGATTGCAAGTTCTTTTCCCTCAAGGACAAATTTCTTGGTGTCCTTATCAACGAGCGCGCAATCAACCCGGATATCATTCTCTGCATCCTGATACTCTTCAAATTCTGATTTTGTGTTCTTTAAGAATTTTTCGAGCGCATAATGCAGCTTGCTACGATCAGGGTTACGGTTGATGTAAGTTTGTGCCGCATTCCTTACTCCGACAAGTTGATCTTTTTGGATTTCAATTTTTGCCATACTTTTTGGTGTTTTAGTTCAAATCAAAGTTATAATGATTTGAGCGGATAAGCAATTACGATATTGAGCTTGGGTCAACGTTGACAGTCTTACCGCTTTCCGTGGTGCCAATTAACACTCCATTCAGCAGTGTCCACGTCAAAACAGGATCAGGTACTGGTTTTGGAAGTGGCGCAACCTTGCTTGAAAGCCAAACAAAATAATCAGTAAATGATTGTGGCCAAATATTGTGTACCATTCCAGCGTAAGGCACCCATGTATTGTCGGCCCCCTTGGATTTAAGGATGTTTGCCAAATTCAACATGCTGTTGTATCCGTTCGGTATCTGCGTGTCCGCGGTGCCATAGAAAAAGATTGACGACAACTTAACCAATTCAGGCATCGCGGCATTTTCTGGACTAGGAATTGCGTTCCATCCTAACGTGTCGCTTTTACCGGCAATAACCGACACCGTTTTAAATACTCCTGGGTTATTCGATAGCATCTTTTGGAATGACATTCCGCCGAGGCTTAACGCCACTAAATGCTTATCTAAATTGTACTTCGGCAGAAGATCACGAATGATTGGATTGAAATCATTCTCGTTCCATCCTTGCAAAACACCGTTTACATACCGTGCCGGTAATTGAGGACAAATCACGGTGTATGGTATCTCAAGTTTCCCGGCAGCTAAAAGTCCCGGGAAATACTCTGAATCAACTTTGTTTATGTCTGATCCGCAACCGCCAGTGCCATGGTAATAGTTTATCAGACCTGCCGAATTTCCGTCGTTAGGCATATATTCAAGATATTGAATACCGTCAATGATTAATGGTTGTCTTTTCATAGATTTTTTGTTTTAATACACCAATATTTCTAACATTTGCACTGCCGCGCTTCTCGCGCCGGCATTTCTTATTGCAATATCAACATTTCCGCTTGATTCCGGCGCGCCGGTGAAGTACAGATAGTCAACGTTATTGTATGCTGAGTATTGACTATTCGTTATACCATTTACAGTGGCTTGCAATTTTGTCTCAGATGACATAGCATTATTGTCATCATCGTTGAAATTGTGGTGGTGATGAATTAAAACATCAACAAGCTTGCCGGTCGGAATGTTTGTAAGTCTCACAACTCCATTGGTTAATGATGCGTTAACAAGCGCACCTTGTAGATTCGCCTGATAAACAAAACCTTTTGATTTTTGTCTGCCTGCATTAAAGCTTGAAACTGCCTCCGCGGTACCACTGACGTCAAGTTGCTGCTGTATTTTAACTCCGATTGTTGATGATGAATTATCCTGATCGACAATATTGGTGATCGCGGCATTCGTTGTTAACGGCGACACAAAGATATTGTAACCAGATCCAAGTGATCCTATTGAGCTATCTTGGAATGAAATAAAGTATCTTGATCCACCTTTATCAATGGTTGTCCTGAGCGTGGACAGCCTAGACAATAATGCTGTTTTTGTTGATCCAGAACTTAAGTTGTTAACCTGTATCAGTGCCTCACGATAATCTCTAACATCAAGTGAACTCTCCGCGAATTCGACATGCAGCGTTGCTTGTTGTGAAGTGTCTTTTGAAAACTTAAGCATCCATGCGTACACATCGTGTGGCGCGGTTGATGGATTATAAACATTTGTGTCCCACACTGACGACGTGTGTCCAAGCGGATAATAATATGATGTCCTGGCGGCCGGATCAAGATTGTTGAACGCCCCAGATCCTCCGTTTGCTCTGTACAACGTTCCTCCAATAGTTCTGCCAAACGTAGCGTCTGCTGTTCCTTGATGATGCCATATGCCGATTCCTGATGCTGTACTCCATGCGCTATCAATCGCCGGCCCTGAAACAAATGTCATGGAGGCTATTTCAGATTGATTATTTATGAATGCTGACAAACATCCAATCGCACCTCCGGATAATCCTGTGATTGATATGCGATTTGTATCAACCCTGTAATGAGTAGTCATGTAAGCCTTAGCGGCCACAAATTCTGAACTACTATAATCAACATTGAATACTAAATTCTCAGGAATTATCCATAGTGCACGTTCAAATTGCGGCGATGCGTTTGCAAGTAAGAACTGACCAAATCCCTCTCCAGAGTTATTGACGTTAGCAAAACTTCCGCCGGTTCTATCCGTTGCGCCATACCCGGGTAATCCAATCATTAATGGATAACTATTAGAATTATCAAAGTATCCTTGAGGAATTCTAATCAAAGCCTGCCTGCTACCAGAATAATTACTTATCGAAAAATATTGCGCTGCGCTCGGCGGATGAGCCTTGTTTTTTGATGAAGAGGATGATCCTATTACAGCAAAATTCATTTACTGTGATATAAATTAGTGTAAGTTAATTGAATACGTGTTTGTTCCAGTACAATATACCTCTACTATGTCACCGACATTTGTTGTAATTGCTGTACCTGCTGTTCCGCCTATAACTGTAGTTCCGCCAGCGCCAGATACTGTCACTGTTCCAGAAGACCCTTGGGAGACGCGACAAAAAAAGCCAATTGAAAGTCCTGTTGGTATGGTTATGCTAATAGGACTTGTATTTGATGTGACTATTATCGTCCCCTTGTCTCCAGAAGCTAAACTTCGTCCACTTGCTTGTGTTGACGGCGTGACTGATGATGAAGCTTCAAATGTTGATGAACTGATATTGCCGCTGGCATCTGTTATGACAACGCCGGCAGTGGTTAAATTCGTTATCTGTACAGGAGCAGAGTTATCAAATACATATCCTGTTGCAGAGTAAAAAGTCCAGTTTCCGCCATCGTTGCTTCTCAGGTAATTATTATGATTTGACGGTACATAGTACCAAAGACTAGCGTTTGCGCCACCTGCAGTAATATTAAAGCCAGTAGGTCCTGGTGAGCCGTTTACGTTGTTACTCGTTACAAGTGCATTATTGGTTCCGTTGTCATCATTGTTAAATACGAATGCTGATTTTGTTACTGAGCTATTCAGGAATTTAAGCCCATCGTTAAATGTTACTATTGACGAAGATCCGCCAGATCCTACGATGTTTAAATTTGCTTGTCCGGATGAAGTGTTTGTTATTTCGGCAGTCCCGTCTTGTATTGAAAAGTATGGGTTGTCAGTCAACAATGGACGCCATTCTTGTTTCTTTATATGCCAAAAACTCTCCGAATTAGACATATCTTTAGCTATGTTCATGCTTAAGACCCGAACATTAGTTGCGCCATCGCGGCTTAAAACTTCCGGCATGTGGATCTCAAAGTCATCATCGGATATGCCATTAAAATGCGACTCCATCGAAAACCACACCGCACCGTTACTAGTGTTGACTCTCCCGCCAGAACCATTAGTATTAAATCCAAAATTAAATACCTGATCATGCTCTGTATCACCAAAATCATTGTCCTTCAAAGTGATCCAATAGTCCCCATAATCAGAACCCTGTAGTGTGCTAAATTTTATTCTATTAACATCAGAGGCAGGTGAAAACACCATCTGTGGCGTGGTGCCAGAAATTGTTTGTAGTCCATTAAATGTTATGTTTCCAACTATAGTAGGATTTGTGACAGTTGTAGATCCTGATGTAAGCCATGAAACACTTCCTCCATAAATCTCATTGAAGTTGTTGTTCAATCCATTTATTATCTGTAGTCCCGTCTGCCCTGAAGAGCCATTTCCGCCGGTAAAAGTAAATTGAGACATAATATTTTAATTAAGGTATGTTCCTATAAAAAGCTGAATTATCCCAATATGCAGAATTATTCCAAATGCCAGTTTTTAAAACCCAATCAGGAACTACGATCCCTCCGTTGTTGATATTTAGTAATACGCATAAAATTGGTCTGCTTAGCATAATTAATTATTTGATACTGGTTCCCAGTTACCTTTCGCGATTTTTAAAACAATGTCATTGCTGGCGGCTCCTGTGCCGGCTGCTGTCCCGGTAACTTTAACGATGTTTGTGTTCGATAATGTCAACGAACCCAATTCCCCGGCAGATGTGTAAGCCGCTAATGCCGCGCCTTCTGTAGTCAATGAGCACATATACCGAACAGTGGTTGAATTCTTTCGCATAATCGTTATGTATGCTGTCCATTGAGATGACAATGTCAATGTCAATGCCCCAGTGTCCAGTATAACACTGCCTCCAAAATAAATTTTTATTTGTCTGGTTGCTGTAGCTGAGCTAACAAATGACCCCCCGTATTCCACTTCAAGGCTTTCTCCGTTGTTTAACAACGTGTTTGCTTTAGTGGTGTACGTATGAAGATCGGTTTCTGTGGTGGATGAATTTCCTCCATCAGCAAAGCTTTCAAAAATTCTACCCGGAACACCTATTCTGTTTAATGCTGAATTGCTAAAGTAAAATGAATTATTATATTCAAATATTCCCGATCTAATTGTTGTTTCGACTGCGCCTGAGTCCATTTGCAATGGCGCTGTATTAGCGGTCGCTGACCCAGCAGTAATATGCAATTTAGATGTTGGTGATGTCTTGAAGATACCGACATTCCCACCTACACCTGATCCATGTCCAGTTCCTCCAGATATTATTATGTTTCCTCCATTTCCATTCCCTGATACAGAGTATGCGTTCCCACCAGTTATATTAAGATCTCGTCCGCTGTTTCTGGCACTTGTTCCTGCGTCTGTTGATATTGACGCTGATGTTCCGGTTCCACCGCTTATGCCAACCACAATCTTATTGCCATTCAATAATATACTTCCATAGCTGGATTCTCCACTGCCAGATGATCCAGGTCTAAGATCTAAATTGCCACCTGTTCCAGATAGTGTTAACCCGGTGTCAAATATTAACGACCTAGCGGAAGTCCCGCCAAATCCGGAAATTGTTAGGTTTGCATCTCTGTTTGTGAAAAGTGTGTTGGTACTCGGAGTATATAGCAATCCTTTATTGGTGGAGTCATAAATTGAAAATGATTCAGCGCCTTTCAAATTAAATGTAACCCCAATATCTGTGGCAGATCCAACAACTTGGAATGCTCGCGTAGATCCTGATACTGAACTACTACCTAGATTAAAAGTTCCATCACTTACTATTCTTAACTTCTCGGTAGCCGTCGCGCCAGATGTCATCGTCTTGAATACCAAATCGAAGTTCTCGGACGTCGATGTCACTGATGTCGCAATTGATTCTATTGTACTGCCAATCTCTTTGTTGGTACTAGCAGTTTGACTGTAGAACTCTATGCCTACTCCGATTCCGGCAGCTGGCGTTCCTGAAGTTATATTATTCAACCGTATAGGATACAATACTGTGTTTGAACTAGCTGAGTTTTCCTCTGTCTCTAGGCGTCTAGTTGCCACCCAGGAAGTCCCCGCAATCTTAACATTACCATTCAATCCGGTTAATCCTGACATAATTGTCGATGACATAAATAGTCCGCTTGGCACTGCGTTTGTGCCATCTGATTTCATCAACTCATTGTTGGCAGCGGTATTTGTTATACCTTGAACACCATTCCATAAATACCATTCATTAGTTCCTCTTTTCTCAAGAACCATGATTGCGTATTGCCCTGGACTGGTTAATACACCGCTTGATGTGTGTATCGTGACCCCAGAGCCAGCCACAATTGTTGTTTGCCCTGCACCGAACTGAGTTACTGGTATCTGTGTACCTGTAGGGAATGCCACACTTGAATTTGGTGGCACTGTCAAGGTGTTTGCACTGGCATTATTCATCTCCACTATTGCGCTATTTTTATCAGAAAGCACCAGTGTATATGTTGTTCCAGTTTGAGTGTTGTGTGTTAAATAAAGATTACTTTTTAAATCAATTTGTGACTGTATTCCAGATGTTACTCCTGTGACATAATTTATTTCGGTGGCCGATGTAGTTCCGACAAATGTTGGTGTGATTGCACCAAGGGAAAGAGTGATTGCGGGTGTAGTAGTAGCTGTGGCTACTGATCCAGATATCCCGTTTGCAGTCACGATAGATACAGATGTTACAGTTCCTGATCCGCCTGCCGCTGCAACGCCATTCTCAAGATACCATTCGTTCGTTCCACGCTTAATCAATACCATCACTGTGTACTGCCCAGCACCAGCAAGAGATCCAGCTGAAGTATAAATTGTTACTCCAGCCCCCGCAACAATTGATGTTAGTCCTGTGCCTAATTGCGATACTGGAATTTGAGTTCCTATCGGGAATGCTACTGATGAGTTTGGTGGCACCGTCACATTGTTTCCGGTGGATGAATTCATCTCGACAAGAGTGTCCGTACCATCGGTAAGAACCAATGTGTATGATGATGTCTGTGTATTTATCGTTAGTGTTGAGCTACCTCCCCCTCCGCCAGTTGAGGCAATAGTTTGATTTGGCCATGTCCCGGTAATCGTAACGTTTGCCCCAGCTACTAGCCCAGGTGTAGCTGTACCAGTCCCTCCATTCGCAACCGGAAGGATAGATGATACGTGTGTAGTAAGATTTACCTTTCCCCAGAAATTAGCCGTTGCCACACCTCCAGAAAGAAGCACGTTGCCAGTGGCAACAGAAGCCAATCTTGCTGGCGCGCCGGATGTTGTTGCTTGAATAATATCACCAATGGTTGTCATTGGATTGGTGAATTGCTGGTCAAGCTGCCATCTGACTCCAGTTGAATCAGTCCAATAAATATGGGAGTTCACTGCTTCCATGGCTCCATTCTCTGGGGTGGTCATCAGGGACCCACCAAGAGTGAACTTTATTGGCGCGGTGCCAGCTGTCGTGCTACCGGAACTGATATGTATTTTCGCTGATGGTGTTGTGGAGAAAGATCCAAAATATGAATTGGAGCCTATTCTTAGATTTTGCGCGTGAGCTGTGTCAGTTACGCTTGCTGATACTTTGATTAAAGATCCACCTAAAACAACAGATCTTAATGCTGTTGATGGGATATTGTGATCTACTCCACCTATGATCGCTGAATAATTTGCTAATGCTCCATGTCCTGATGTCTGTGCACTAGTAGTTGCGTACATAGCAATCGCCGCAATTCCGCTAGATGTAACTTGTCTAGTTGAGTCGTTCCCTAATCCAGAAGCAAATCCTGTTCTTCCGACAGCTGATACATTTACTCCACTGGCGAATGAATATGATCCGGTTGCGGCTGTTGATCCGTCAGATTTACCAAAAGACAATCCTTCACCGGTTACAATTGTAAGAGCGATATCACTATTTGTGGTCCTGTTTGATGTGGATATAAGACCAATGGCTCCAGGCTCTATAGTTGCGTATGTGGTATATGAATTGCCGGCTATTGTTCCTGTTTGTGTGTACGTTAGATTTATACCTCCATTAAAATCCAATGTTTTAGCTGTAGTTACATTCTCTGAAAAACCTTCCCCTGCCAATGTTGTAAATGAAGCACTCAGCAGTATGTTAGCATCAGCTGTTCCAGAACCAGTAGTTTTAGTGAGAGATAAAGAAGCTGTCGGATTTCTTCCAGAGTCAGTAGTAGTATCTGTTAGTGAAATCGAATAATTCCCTGTGACAGATACATTGGAACTTGTTGTTCCGCCCCAATCTATGGTTTTGGTCGTCCCGTTCCACGTTGTAGCGTTACCATTACTCAACGTAATACTTGATCCTGTAATTGTTCCAAAACCAAGCGTTGTGCCTGACCTACGCAGAACATCTCCGTCGGATGATGACGATATATCCGCCACGTCGGCTGTGGCATTGGTTGCATTACCGACAATGCTCAACGCGGACGACTGTCTGAAATTAGAATTTGCTATACCATGAGCCGCAACATCGATCGTTGTGCCGATAATTGTTAATGTAGTACCTGTAGCCAAATAAGCTGTAGATGTCGCAGAGACATCATAGAACATAATTCGATCAGAACCAGGCGCAGATAAACTTGCGCCAGTACCGCCATCAGCAAGAGAAACGTCAGTTCCTCCAATTCTGTATATATATGCAGTGCCGATTGTCGTAGTAGTGCCGAGATCAAACGTCGGAGTGGCTCCTGCGGTAAGCGTACCGAATGTTGTGTATGAAGTTGATCCGGTATTATATGCTTGAAGTAAAACGGTATTCGTGTTGGATGTCCCTGTTCTTACCGCTGATCCGGTTGTAAGTGTAATATTAGCGATGCCAGTTACATTATTTGAGTCATCAATGATTACACCTGAATTTTGAATCACTGTGCCGGTTGTTCCGTCCCATCGAGCTATAGCGTTATCGGTTGATGAGCCCGGGCCACCTACTGATCCTGTGCCAGTGGCGGACAAGGTGTGGGTTGAATGGTCGTACGATAGTCCTGAACCAAGTGTCCAAAATCCGATAGAGTTGTCAGTGTCGTCCCATGCCAAGATTTTATTTGCGCCAGGATCTGAAAGACTAACGCCTGTGCCTCCATCTGCGAGCGACACATCAGTGCCACCTGCTCGATAGATGTAGGCCGAATTTATCGTTACAGCATCAGCAAGATTGAAGGTTGGCACATTCCCTGCCGTCAACGTACCAAAGGTCGTATAAGCAGCACCATCAACATCATAAGCCTGAAGAAGGACACTGCTGGTGTTAGCTACGTCGGTTCTTATTGCCCCACCTGTCTCTATCCGTAGATTAGCCACTCCATCGATGTTATTCGAATCATCGATTATAATTCCTGAGTTCTGAATAGAACTTGCAGATATTCCATTCCATCGAACTATCGCATTATCAGTAGTGGGACCCACTCCTGATACGTTACCTGGTGGAGTTTGTGGTTGCCATTGTGGTGCAGTGCCAACCATGGTCAGCACATACCCATCGATGCCAGGCGCAAGTTCAGAGGCAATATTTCCTGCATTACCAACCCAAAGTGCATTATAAGATAGGGATCTTCCCATCTTATTGTCAATTTGTCCTTGTATCGGCGCTGTTACACCGACGGTATAATTTAATTGAGCTGACGTAGCGGTGAGTCCCGATAATAGATTGATCTCTGTAAATGTTGTGGATATATCACTAATATCAGCAAGAATGAGTGTCTCCCATTCAGTGACGTAATCCGAGTTTGAAGATTTTCTTAAGTACTGATGTGTCGTGCCTCCGGTTGGCAATCCATTTGCTGTCGCAGAACCCCATACTACTGTAGTGCCATTTGACATCAACACCTGTCCATTCGTTCCGACTGCGTAATTAATGTATGTCGTTCCATTATAAACAAGGATATCACCTTGTGCAGGTGATGATATTGTTGCGCTAAGTTTTCCATTCAATTGAGTTTGAATCGAAGATGATGGATCTAAAAATGGCACTACACTTGACGCCACAGCGCTTGCCATTGGAATACCATTTGCATCTGATACAAGTAATCTGTTCGCGGTTATAGCAGCGGCATCATTAAGCACACCAGTACTGCTGTTGATGACAATACGGTTGGATGTGCCTGCTGCAATTTTTGATCTTGATATCGCCGCAGAGGCATTAACATCCGCATCAACTATTACACCTGAGCTTATCGCGAAAACTCCAGTGTTGTTAAACACAACATCCCCCGTTGGAGTAACAGCCGTGGCGACATTGCTTGCATTACCAACTAAAAAGCTACCGTTGGCAAGTGCTGTTGAAATTTTACCAGCAAGAAGTGTTGTTAACGGTCCAGATAATCCGGATAAATAGTTCAGTTCGGCAGTTGTAATTATTGCGCCATCAAGAATATTTATTTCCGAAGGAGATGCGGTCACTCCGTTGATGTCAATGGTTTGAATAGTGCCCCAGACAACATCGTAAGATGTATTGCTATTTTTCTTTAAATACTGCCCGGCAGATCCGCCAGATGGAATTCCATTTCCAACAGCGTTGCTCCACGCAAGGCCGGTCGGTGTTGACACTAAAGACTGGCCATCGCTTCCTTTCGCAAAATTTATCCAATCACCATCCAGCCACATCAATAAGTCTCCATTATTTCCAGACTTCGGTAATGATGATCCGCAACAAGATTCTGTTACGAATGAATGAATCGGATTTGGTATTGCTGGTGATGTATAAATTTTTGCTTTCTTTTTAAGGACAAGCAAAAGTCGATTTAACGCGGCGTCATTTTGACCAAATGTTCCATTGATCGCAGTGCCGCCATTATTGATGAGAATGAATTTATTAAGAAGATTGTAAAGCTGTCGAACTCGAATAAGCTCTTGGAGGGTTCTTGGTTGTTTCGGAGTACCTGCTTGATCAACGTAGTCAGATCCAAGCTGAGCTATCCTATCATTAGCTTTCGATAAAATCTCAAACGCTTCCTCTATTAGCATTGTGTGCAGGAGTTTTCGAGTTCTCGTATAATTTTTTCCATCACCTCTGGATATCCGTTGGCGTAATTTGTGTCTGCTGATTGTTTCAGTGAATAAAGCCCATCAATCTCTCCATCATTCTTATTGCCACATCTGCAATTATTGTCGTCTTTATCTCGGATACATACATTGGTGCGGTATTCAGAGTAAAAATTCTGATAATACACTTCAATGTTCGTGTTTGCAAGCATGTCACCGAGTGAATCAACCGGAACCAGTGCAAAATAATTTGGATCTAACGGACTTTGTCCTGTTGATGCAGCAACAGATTTATAAATATTCCCGTCGGTGTAGTAGACTACGCTGGCATATTGTGTTATATGCCCGCCGGATGATTGCTGCTCTACATAATTTGCATCTGGATCGTATGGCTGAACTCGTACACGAATCAATTCATACCATCCGTCAACGCTTGTTGCTAATGTGTATTGCAAGTTTGTGAGCACATTCCCCTGATCAGGATTCATAAATGTGCGCAGTCCATTCTTGTCAGTCTTTGACCAAAGAATAAACTCAGCTGCATCGTTTCTGTTTTGATTCGGAGGACCGTACACTGTGGTATTGACAGCCAAGGCCGTAAGACCGCCATCTTGTTGTGTGATTGTAAACGATGGATTCAGCGCCATAAAAAAGGGGTCAGTTACGACCCCTAAATTACAAAATTTAATCTTTGAATTTTAATCCCAATAATTGAGCTGATTTTGAAGCTTCTCGTACTTCTCACGATACTCCTTTTTTTTGAACAATTTGATGAGCGCATCGTTCGGTTCCTCACCTGGTAAATGACGTCCAATCTCTTCTCCGTCGGTACTGAACTCCCAAGCCCGTTTATCAACCACGTATTCAATGAGTCCAAGATCAATGGCATCAAGAACAGAAACCTTGATTGCTGCATATGTATCCTTGCTGAGGCGGAAGAAGTCTTTAGGGTTCTTACGCGCATAAATCCGAAGATCTTTTTTAATGGAATTGTCTCCGTTATCAGTTGACCGCCCAAGCGTCGGTATCCCTGCCGCATGTGCGTATCCAATGATTTCATCGGCGTTTCTCATGTCAACAACAGCTCGTTCCGCCTCAAAGGCAAGATCCATGTTGGCCATTGTTCCTTCACCCCATGCACGCTTATTGATGTCGATCCTCCTGAACGCCGCCGCCATACTTTTATTTCTGAATCGGTTTGACTCGTTCAAGGGGTGGTTTTCAAGAAGAATGTACATCGCGTAATCTTTCTCAATGGCAACATTTTTAATACCGTCTGGGAACTCAATGTCCTCCACAACTTCCTTTGCAACATTTTGACCGGCTATAACCACTGTCTCAAACCGTGTTACATTCTTCAGCGTCTTGTGTCGTCGCAGTACATCAGTGTCAAATGGGTCATACACCACATAACTTCCCGGGAGAATGAGCCCAACATTTTCAGATGGCTGATTTGTCAGTGGATCAACGTGTCCTTTGTTGATAATCTCGTATATGGCGAATTTTTTTCGCGTGATCGGCGGAAGCATCTGGGAGCTAAGTCCTTGGAAGTTTACCGCTTTCCGTTTCTGCTCCTTGCCGTCTTCCCGGAAAACACGCGCTACGGGGCCGGTGTATGGAGTTCCATCTTCATTTAAGACTGGACGCTTTGATTTTTTGACGTATCTTTTTTGTTCACCACTTACCTCTCCAGTGGGATCATCTTCTTCCGATGCTTCCTCGCTTTCTTGTTCATTGCTTGATTCTGTCGCGGAAGCATTATCCATGAACGACAGGTCTTCCATCGTTGGGAGCGAACCTGTTTCTTTATCTTTTTTTGACATATGTTACGATTTAAATGTTTAGTAATATTTTTTACTTTTTTGGGTATAAATAAAAGGCTCCGGTCGAAACCGGAAACCTTTCAAAAAAACTTAGGGTATGGCACCTAAGCTTATGGCTGTAAGCGTTGCCCCAAGATGAACTTGGAAGCGCCAACAACTCTGGTGCCTTTACGTGAGCGGATGTGTATACGTCTTACGTTCTGATCGTCCGTAGGGGTATCGGCCATCGCGCCAGTCATGAACATCTGGTAGTGACCGCGTGATCCACCACCGATTGATTTCTTCCACATGATGGTGAAAGCATCTTTCATGATACCTGTTTTCGCGTCTTTGGTTTTATCCATAGGAGCGATAATGAAGTACCATGGATAGTTAAATCCAGGGAGTGCGGTGATATCAGGGTGATTTAGGATCATCAACTCCTTCATGTTGAAGGTGAATCCGCCGATCTTGATCTGATCAATGTTCAAATCCAGAGCGGTACGATTGTAAACCATACCACCATTCACACCAAATTGTGTGATGATATCCTTCGCTTTCAGTAAGAACTCGTAACCGCATTGCATTAAGCATTCTCGGCCTTGGTTTAGTTTCCGGCGCAGGCGGATGATTTGTTCGAAGAGAGCAACCGTCGGGTTGTTGTCATAATACAACTTCGGCGCGTTAAGCTCCAGGTTCGGCATGTAGCCTTGCGTTGTGGAGATTGTAACAGCGTTGTTGTTTTTGTCAAAACCAGGAATGGCGGCTCCGCGAGGAGTCAAGAATAGGCCAGCTTGCTCAAGGAAAGCGAAGCGCATTTCGGTATCGGAAAACCCGCGAGGATAGATGAAGTTGATTTCCTTTCCTTGATACACGAAAGGGTACGTTTCGTTGGTTGCCTCGAAATCTGTCTGATCATAGTAATCAGCGAATGCTTGCAGGTAGTTCGTGTATGTTTTTGACGCAGGCACGATACCTTTTTGCATGCCGTATGAAGCTTCCTCGAAAGCAGATCCAATTACGGAGAATTGATCACCACCGTATACGCCGGCCGCGTTCGTGATTGTGTTCGCCAGTGACGGGAACGAAGAATCTACCTTCACAATGTAAAGGCGGTGAGCCCCGGCGATAGACTCTCTTTTTCCGCTAATACGCCATACACCTTTGTTTTTGAACTGGATCAATTGACCAGTGCGTGGGTATGAATACTTCAGCGCAAGAGCACCGGTTTGCGGACTATGGCTTACAGCTGCCAGCTGGATATAATCGATGCCTGTATACAGGGCGTCATCGCCGTTGCCGGTAGCTCCGATTCCGTATACGTTCGTAATTGTCGAGTCCGTGTTGATGTACGGAGCATCGAAACGTTTTGCGGCTTCGTGGTGGATGATTTCCTCACCTTTGACCTCTTCCATGAGGCCCATTTTGAACATTTCGCCGATGTCGGTTTCAAGTGGATTGACATCGAACATTGTTGACCCAACCTGAGGTTTATGGATAAAGCTCATTTGGGAAATCAGCGGGTTTTCTTCGCGTGCTGCGACGGCGAAGTCCTGCCAAGTGTTTACTTCGGTGAATATTGCCATTGTTTCGTTAGGTTAAAGTTTTGATATCCTTTCCCTACCGATTTGCACACTATGACCTTTCTGCCTTCTTTTTTTGCGCCAAACGTTCTGCCTGAGCGTCGATGCTCATGCTTACCGGCTGGCTCTTTTCGCTCGATTTTCTTTCTGGTTTGCGTTTTGCGATATCCTCGGCCTTCATCCTCTGAGCCATATTCTTTGCGAATTTCAAGGCTTCCTCGGTTATTCTTAGACCGCAGACAGCAAATGCTGCCGTTTCGAAGTTTTGGTGAGCGTCAAAACCTCCAACTAACTTACCTTTCGCGTCATACGCGCCAGGATTTTTGAGATGGTTGTCGACTACAATTTTGATCCTTTTAAGTTCTTCAGTGCTGAATTTGTACTTAAAAGGCGTCTTGTCGCCTTCTTCCTTCGGTATCACGAGGGTATGAAGACCATCGAAGTACTCGTTAAATTCAGACGTTGTCTTTGCGATCGATGCCTGAACTTCTTCGTTTACCTTTGCTGATTCCTCTTTTTCCTCGCTTTTTGTTTTAAATTCTTGCTGTTTTTCTTGGATGAACTTTGTTGCGCGCTTGCGGGCGATTATCAGGTCGCTCTCCACATCTTCCTTCTTCTCTTTCAGTTTTTCGGCGTCGTCAAATGATTCCTCGTCGATGGCGTACAACTTATTGTATTCATTTTCGAATTTCTTACGAGCCCGGTCAATGGATAGTTCCGGATGCTGCATGATGAATTCCTGTTGCAGAATCAATTTTGTGTCGGTGGTCTTAAGATCCATCCCAACCAAAGAGGCGATCATACTGAGCCCATCAGGAACGCGATCTGGATCGTAATCCTTGATCATTTCATAAATGGCTTTTTGATTTTCACTCTTGAATGCCGGACCTTTTGGCGCACTCTCGAGTTCTTTTATTTTGGCTTCGAGCTTCTGATTTTCGTCAAGTAGCTCGATCGACTGATCCAGAATTTCTTGGAATTCTGATTCAGATTTGATGCCATATTTTTCCGAGAATAGATCTTGAATTACCTCATCTGGCGTTATCTCACTATCTGGAGTTTCGTCAGACTTGCTCTCTGTTTTTTCTTGCTCTTCTTCGGCTGGATGCTCTTCACTTTCAATTTCTTCCTCTAATTCTTCCTTGGTGTTATCATCTTCAGAGGCTTCTTCTTTCTTTTCTTCCTCCTCACCTTCTTCCGGTTCTTCTTCGTTCTCTTCGTCTGGTGCAGATGTGTCTTCGGGTTGTTTCTCCTCTTTTTTTGGAGGCTCAACCGCTACCATTTTGTCGTCGTCGAATGAATAAATTTCTTTTGCCATAACTTTTTATTTATCTCAAAGATACTAAAATTATTTTTTTGGTTCACTCGCCTTCTCTACACGAGCTTCCGCTTTTGCGTATTCCGGCTTGTTTCTGACTGCCTGCTTGATGATCTCGTCAACGCTTGTCTGTTTAGCGATCTGCTTTTTAGCGAGATCGGATTTGTCTGCGATGGCCGCATCAAGTTCTTTTTCTTTGATCAGTAAATGCTCATCGATCAATCCTTGCAAACGAATTGCTTCTTGGTCAAGTTGTGACTTACGTTCAAGTTCAGCCATTGTTCCTTGGTTCTTAAGCTGCGCGGCCTGCTGGTTAGCGTCCATTTGTGCCTGCTGGTTAGCCTGCATTAGCTGACCTGCCTTGCGCTCGTTGATTTTCATACGGATGCCGAGTATCTGGCGCGCCTGCTTCAGGTTCTTTATTTCACGAATAAATGCAGCGTCGAAATTTGATATCTGCCCTTTCTCAATACCAATAGCAAGCTCTTGGTAGAACTCGGCCCATTGTTGAGGCCCTGGTGCCTTTGTTAAAAATAGTCCGTAATCACAGTCTGCAACCGCATCCGGAACTGTGAAATGTTTCCCGAGGGCCGGAATAAATCCGGCGATACCAACGCCATCACGCTTGGCTTCTTGTACGAGATATAGCAACTGTTCACTTGCGGCTTTGTATAAATACCGGTGCGAGTTGAATAAATACTCCATATCCAAGTCCCCGGTAGCCTGTGATTGCTCCATAACACCGACGGCGAGTCTGTCTGGTGTATTTATCTGCTCCGCGACTGTGGTCCCGGTCATTTGCTCGAGCATGTTTATGCCAGTGGTAAAGGCGCTGAAATAATCTGACATTTGAAGTCCCGATGGATTGCTGTCAACGGCGCTCCCAGAACGATTCTGATCGTATTTGTTTACCGGCGATCGCTTGATTAATCGTTGCGTTTGGAGGAAATGCTTGTATACTTCTCTCGGGCTCCACGATTTCCCGCCTTTACCGAGCGACACAGCTTCAAGTTGCGTAAAGTCAATCTCTTGAACACCCATCCAGCCTTTCGCTAAAATTTCCTTGATTTTGTTCCAAGCCAGATTGATCATGAATAGCGGCTCGATCATTTGCGCGGCGAAGCTCACCGTGCGTCCATCTTTGTAATTTGGCGCAAAGGTTATGATAGGCAATCGGACATCCACAAGATTGGATCTTGGGTAAGATTTCCGTCCGTAGTCGTAAATTATGTTGCTGTCCAATACCCAGGTACCTCCATAAACCGAGGTGTACGAATTTCTTACGATCTGCGAATCACCATCAGGACTGAATCTTTTATCGTCTTCGCGTGGCTTCCACTCAAGTCCACGTTCCATAATCGTCGGATTGCCGTACTTATTCGGACGTGTGACAAATACACGGTCATCATTACTCAGGTAGTAGAAACGCAGAACCGGGATATAATTCAGTCCGTCGTATTTTGCGTTCTCGCGCGATGCATTGTTGTAGTTCTGGATACTGTTCTCGTTGGCATATTTCTGAATTACAAATTCAATCTGCTCTTCTGTTAATGTATCGCGAGATTCTTTCCGGAATTGATTTATAGTCGGGAAATCATAATACCCGGCATACTCCTGTTCATTGAAATTCTCATTTTCAACGTAGCTGCCGACATAATATTTTGGGTTTATCCGGTCAACACGCGGAATTCCGTTCTCATCACGGTAAACATGTAAGTGCCCGCGGCCGTAAACCACTTTATCGTTGGTTGCGAGTCGCATCTTTTGGTTGAAATCATTGATTTGATGGATCAAAGATATCGCGTTCTCTCCGTCGATACATCGCTGGAGCTTTGGATTTACCAGCATTTCCATCATTAATTCGTCCGGATATTCCGGTAAAACATCCAAATCAAGATCCGGGAAAAAGTCCCGCGGCGTCATTTTGATGTCAGCGAGCCAGTTTTTGAATTCGTAGAACGCGGCAATAGATGCCTCGTAATTCTTTTTATCGTGGACCGAAACCGGATCTACCGCCTCAAGCTGGACTTCGTATTCCAAATTCATCACCTTCGCCACCGCCCGGTTGATGTACTTTGGTGCAAGATTTAATACCTGAAGATTCAAATAAGCAAGCGAAGACGAGCCATCATCGGCCGGGTCGTCGCTTTTATCCTTGAAGAACCCAAACATCTTGCGCAGGTCGCTGATACTCTGTCTGCCTTGGGATATCTCGGTCAATGCCTGGAATTCGCTGTCATTCCAGAAGGTGTATCCCCCGAATTTGTTTGCGGAGTAAAAGATCGCTCGGGCGTACATCACTCCGTATTCCGGGAGTTCTTTGATCAACGGACTTACATATTCATTTGGGAACATTGAGCCTTTTAAGGCAAATGTCGAGTCGACCAGTTGTGTTTCGCCTATTTGATCCATTTCAGAACAGTCTTTTAAAAAGTTTGTAAGGTATTCCCATCATTCCGCCGCCCATGTCCAAAAACAGATAATCACCGGCTTTTCCGTAATCGAATTGTGATGCCATCTGCCTGAATCGTATGGATTTTGGGTTTGTTATTGCCGCTTCAATGTTGAATTTTCCGAACCGTTCTTTTGGGACTTCCTTCTTAATGGTCAGGAATTGTTCGGGTGAATAGCCGTAATGCCAATCGGATACATGGGATGGATTTAACTCAAATTCTGTGCTTTCTAAAACCTCATCCAATGTCTTGCGTGGATTCGTCTTGGCCATATCCTGGAAATGAATATTTTACCAAATTTAGCGATTATGCAACGACATTCCCATATTCATCAAAACCGGGCATGAAATCGTGAATATCGATCACCGGTAAAGTGTAAGTTTTCGGCTGAATCTTGCACGCCATTTCCGTGAACCCGGCCGCCACAGAGTAGTCATGTTCCGTTGTCTTTTTTGGATTGAAAATCAATAAATCTTCAACGAGATCAACAAACGGTATGGTGTGTCCGAAGTACTCAATGTAAGTCGCCAGCGCGCCGGTGTACTCCTGAATGATTGGTCCGCTGGCTGGTGTTCCGTCCATGGTCATGTTCCGCTTGTACCCACTTTCGGCTACATACTTTTGTAAAATAAAGTCACCGCATCCGTGCTCGTGAAAATAATTCATGATGCCTGGCTTTTGAGACTCTGCATGCAGGCTGCATCCAAAGTACCACATCATCATCAACGCTCGTTCGTAAAAAACAAGCGGGTCGTTTGGACGAACATCCATCATAGCGACGTACCGATTGGTTTTGTATGGAAATTTTTCTTTCGCGCGTTGCTCTAAAATTTCTTGACTTATGATACCATCAATCGATGAGTCGTATTTCCGCTTCACAAACAGCACCGGCTTCGACCGGCGCGTGCTGATGTATTCTTCATCCCCACCTTTGCCTTCGATAACCACACCGTGATCAACCGGGTCAACTCCGGCAATAAATTTCGCGTCGTTTGTTGGAGCAAAAATAGGCCTGTCATGTCCAAGTTTTCGCTGAACAAGGTTTGTTTCTTTTGGATTTGTAATCAGTGAATGTATCCATGCCCAGCCAGTGTACTGATTGTGCCTGAACCGAACCTCGCCAAATCTTTTATTGTCAACCCAGTAAAATTCACCTTTAACAAGAATTGGCTCGGGTAATGATTCAAGTTCTGATTTTCTGTCTTGAAGAATTGTGGCGTTGAATTCGCAGCGATCGGTGTTGATGTAGAAAATCTCTCGGATGTATAATGGGTACCGACGGATCACGCCGGATAATTCTTTCGGGTTGTCCTTATACGATTCACGCTCGAGTAAGATCCATTCTTTCGCCTCTTCTCGCTTCGGTCGTCCCCATTCATCTAAGAAACTTTCATGTGCGCAATCTCCAGGGAGGAAGCATGCATACAGTCCACTCTTCGTTCTCTTGTCAGGCTGCTTCTGATCAAAGTCGCTTTCGTAAAATAATTTTTTATAAGCGCGTCCTCCCTTACCTGTTGAATCCATAAATTCTACGGTAGTGCCCATGAAGGCTTTTCCCCGCAGATCTTTACCTTTCCGAAGACAAGGTTTCACGATAGCCCACCGGTCATTCACATTACAATTCAATATCTTACCGGCCTCCTCCATGAGGTAAGTATGCAGTACACTACCGTCGTATTCGGCAACACCAGATGCTCGGTAATCAAGTCTTGATTCAAGATCTTCAGATTCATCAAAATCACCAATCACGGCGAGTCTGCTTCTCTCAACCGGACGTTCAAATTTTATGTCGGAGGTTAATGCCGATGTAGTGTCGTATCTCGGTAAAAAATAAAACGGCAATTTTTTAAATGGCGATCGAATCATCTGGGTATAAAACAATCCTGCCTTGTGATCATTTTCTCCTTGGCAGCCAGTATAATGATTTTTGTTACGTGTTGTTCGATACATTCCCCATCCACCCATCAGGGAAGATTTACCGTACCGACGGACTGTGTTCAATAATAAACCGTAGCAGTCCGGATCTTCTTCGCAGAATTGAAGCAGGTATGTGAGCTCCTTGTCGGTTTCGCGATACATCGGAAATCCGAACGTCGTCTGCCAAGAAGTTAAATACCAGTAATAAAAACCGGTGATATACGTAGGCACACCTTTAATCCATATCCAGACGCCTTTCTCAGACCTTTCCCATTCTTGATCCGCCCATTCATTGATCTGCATCTGCATCGGGTGGATATAATTTTTATCCTCCTGTACTCTTTTCGCGTATTCCCTGATGGCTCTACGAGTTGCTTCCGTTGGCTGAGGGCGAACCCATTTTTGTTCTTTATGGAAAAGAATTTCAGCGTCAGGCGGAACATCCGGAAGAAATACCTGTTGAATGCCTCCTCCGGTTATTGCAGTGATTAGATACTGGAATCGATATGGATTGTTTGTCGGATTAAACATTAGTCCTCTCTTTCTGTCTTACTCTGTCCTCTGGACGAAGCATCTGCCTCATCATTGTGGCGGCAACTTCTTGGACGTCGTCATCCTTGTATATTTCAGAGAACAGCTTATTTATTGTTGTCAGCAATTGATCGGCGGTTTTTGATAAATCTCCGCGCTTCTTGTACTTCTCCATCAATTTATCTTCATCATCCGTTCCACCTGGGCTCATTAATATTTTCTGGATATCCCAGAATAGTTGCTGATCGGAGCACAGCTTATGATATGCGTTACTATTCTGAAACTGCGACAGGTAGGCGAATATCAGTTTGTTGACTTGCTCATGCTGCATGTCCATAATGGATATTATCTCTGGATCTCTCGCATCAAGCTTCGCTCGACTGCAAGCTTCCCTCTTTCGGTCGGATAAATTCTGGATTCCGTTGAGTGATGATTCCCGATCGTAAAGCAGGGATATGTATGACAGTATTTTTGCTTTATCTTTGTGTACGAACGATTGACATACATCAAAGTCTGAAAATTTTACCATACTAAAATTTTAACCAAAGATACGAAAATGAAAACCTACAGTAACAAGACAGGTCCAGGCCAACCAAAAAAATCAGGTGTGTCACTCTCTTTCAAGAGAGGCGCAGAAACAAAAACGTATACACCGTCACGCGCATTGACTGGTGACAAGCGTTATGGAAAAGAGAACGCTGAGAACAAAGATGCCGACTTTATTGAAGATGCCCGCGCAAAAAAACAGGACATTGCCTACAAAGACGGGAAACCATATCGTGCCGGCGTGACCACCGTGAAGAAAGATGCCGATAAAGTTGACGTGCAAATTCCGGTAAATAAGCCTGAAATTAAAAAAGTCACTCCGAAACCAGCTGCCGTTGTTGAGAATAAAAAGACTCCAGCGCCTGAGAAAAAATCAACCGGCAAGTCCGGCGGAAGATTGAAGCCAATGGCTATGACGTATGGTACAGACAGCCCGACAAAAGGCGGAGGTACGATGTACAAGAATAAAGTTCGTGCAATATTGAAGCGCGGCCGCTAATCTGTAAGTCTTGCGCAGGCTATGTTATTGATTTTAGCATAGCCTATTTTTCGCGCCTTACGACTTAAAATTGCCTTCTTATGCGGAGGGCTTTCGAGCCAGCATATCAGATCTGACTCACAATTTTTATTCAAAACTTCAGTCTTGAATTTGTGATTTTTATCATTCACCGATCCGTGAACAAGGCCGCCATGCCACCTATTGATGATTTTATTGATCTGAATTTTGGATTCGATCTCGAGCATTGAGTCAACTTCAAGCGGCCGAAGAAAATGTCTTTTTCGGTATTCGTTCAACTCGGAATAAAAATTCTGAGCGGAAAGATTCGCCGAAATTAATAGCAATCCAAGGATCAGTGTTTTCATACTACAAGAAGGACAGCAATGGTAATAAGGATCATATTCACAATAAGCCTGCCAAGCCATCCAATTGATCTCCACCATTTTGTTTTATCTGGCCAGGCGCTATCAGAAAGGTGGTTTAATACATGGTCAAGTACCTCTGATTTGGATAGTAGTCTATATCCATACAAGTGCAATTTTGGGACTTTAGCATATGTTGTTATCCCATTTTTGAGCTGAACGAAGTTGATCCAGTACGGGAATATGCCGGCAAACAACAGTGCTGATGATATCGTGTACTTTATACACGGCAATAAAAAGTGGTGATTGGTAGTCGATACGAGTCCAAGCAAAAAGCCAACGATAAGGCAAAGCACTCCGCGAAAAATCCAATCATGATTCGGATGAACATCGCCGTTGCGGTCTTTGTACACTTCGAGCCATGTCGGCAGAAGGAGGAGAATGAATGATACGATTATTCTCATTTATAAGTTTTTTATTCTTTGGATCACCTGTGCCGAACTGTGCCCGTCGAATGTTGGCGCCTTGTGTATTTGTATAGCGAAGTCGCACTCTTCCCATCTTGATACAGGGAGATGGTATGTTATCTGTTCACCGGCATTATAACCGATGCCTAGCAAGAACCATCCATCCCATACACTGTTATCAGAATGGATTGCTGTCCTCCAGATGTCATGCCGTTCTTTTGATAATTGCTTACAGAGAGCCACGTAAAGGGTAATTCTATGATCATACAATTCTTCAAATGTGTGATAACCGTCGCTTATAGGATTTGTATCACCAAGTGATTTTATTAAAACATTTAATGCTTCGTGTTGTGTCATTTTTTGAAAATATTTTGCGCTGTTCCAATAATCGCCAAGATTACCCAATACGCAACCGGAACGCAGGTCATAATGGTCGCGATTTTTCCGAATGAATTCATATCGCTGTAGCTCGTTGCTCCTATCAGGATTGATTCAACAAGAGCCGCTACAAACCAAGCAACTCCCCAGGCGATTGATATTACGATCTTCATAGATTTAGTTTAAAATAAGCCGGGACACAACCACATGCCCCGGCTAAACCTGTTACTATTAACCAAACACGGAAACTCCCTCAAAACCGTGTGGCAATACAATAGTAACAAATGTTACGATCATTTGCAAGTCGATATGAGGTTCAAGGCGATGAACTCATCCCAATTGGCGGCTGAATACGATTCTCCGCCAAATTTCCGAATCTCGTCGCGTATGTATATCTGCAATTCTTTCAGTTTTTTACCGTCCTTTATCTCCAACCACACGCTTCTGCCATCTTTAAGAAGGTATAAATCTGGCCACCCGGGCCTGCTTGTCATTGAAATTTTTGTGACAAACCATCCATCCAGCCTGAGTTTGTTTTTTATTTTAGTCTGAAGTTTTGACTCACCGGCCATTACACGTCGATCTTGAAATCCCTGATGAAGTACGCAGTTGTGAAGTTCTTCTTTTTCTGTAAAACCTTCAGTACGTATTTCTCAATCCCGTTTTTGCTGAAAATCCATCCAAGCCTGCTCGGCGCTGTCCGGTCCTTCGTCTGCATGCGTGCGCGTACCTGCCAGTAAATATTTGCCGAAAAGCCAATGTTATACATCAGAAGCCAGTCACACGTTGAAATGTTTACGCCTAGACTTCCAGATACCATCTGCCGGATAAATACAAGGTTGTCGCTGGCGTTGAACAATTCCGGGGAATCGGTGTTCATTGGGAACAGCCGGCGCAGAAGCTCTCCTTCGCTGACGTAGTAGTAATAGATCGCGATCTTTTTACCGGCAAATTTCTGCTTAATGAAATGGGCCTTTGATTCATCAATAACATGATATTTTTTAGACGGATCTTCACCGGTAATGATGGTGCCGCTGCTGAGCTGATGGAAGCATTGCTGCATGCGAGCTGGTGTATCGGCAACGATGTAATCGCCCGTGGTCTTCATTTGATAGATCTTCTTTTCTTTCAAGACATTCATCAGCTGATATAGGCGCTTGTCGATGTCAACGTAGAATACCTCTTCTTGGACAAATGATGTAAATCCGGCGTCTTGCTGAGAGACGGTGACCATGTAGTGTTTCAGCACTTCTTCGATTTTTTCTTTATTCGCTTTTTTGTAGTCGTTGATCGCAAATCCATTGATAAACTTTTGCTTTACGTCCACATACTCCTTCGCCCATCCGTAAAACTCTCCGGATCGGTGTCCATATCCTTGGAATGGCGTAAATGGTGACACCCATAATTGATGGAATATTTGTGAATAAGATTCAGCTGTTGGGGTGCCGGACATCAGCAGGCATGGACTTTTTTTAGCGTGAATTAATTTTCGGATCTCTTTACAGTGTGCGCCTGGCTTCGGAAATGCTCCAATACTATGTGCCTCATCGATGATGTACCCGTCGTACACCGGATGGATATTGTGTGACTGCTCGAAGTTGAAAACATCAAACAACTGAAACTGATATCCGAAATTCTGATAATCCAGTTTTACACCACTGAATGCTGACTTTTTAGTGATAAAGCATATCTTACGCCATCCTAATTGCTTAGCAGTCTCCATGCTCATGAAGTTTTTACCACATCGCACTTCAGCGGCTAAGTACGCAAGATTGTATTTAGTAAGAATTGGTACAAGCTCAGAAACAGCTTTGATTTGATAATCGCGAAGTGTGATCATACTTTAATTAATCCTGTTTTGTTTACTCTGTTCATGCCTTTTACACCGAGTAATTCCAGTAAAAATTTTGGATTAATGTTTTTTGCTGTCGCGGCTTTAGTGACCGAAGAATAGAACACACCGGTTTGAGTGTCTAAAACAAGTTTTGCTTGTGGGGGTATTTTGCCTAGGCAATTATACGCATGCTTTTCGTTTTCCGAAATCGTGCACCATTCCAAATTTTCTACCCTATTGTCTGATTTTATGCCATTGATGTGGTTAACGAATGGTTTACCCTCTTTCTTTGTGATAAATAACTCTGCAACAATTCTGTGAACGGAAAATCTTTTAGTCTTTCCATTTAGACTCAACGTAACCCTTAGATATCCATCTCTGGTTACTTCTTGTTTTAAAATTTTTTCATGCACTGTAAATAAGCATCCACCAAACCCCTTCGATGTTACGATTCTTCCTACACTTTTAATGCGTCCTGAATTACTTGCTTGGTATCCGTCATAACCAGGAATGTCTTTCCATGCTTCCATCATGCTCTCTTGTATTTACTTTTGAAGGCACTTAATCTCATAGAATGTCGTGTGTATTTTTCGATCTTGTCTTCCAGTGATCTGAATACCACCATGGGGTCTGGTAGCTCTTGTAGTTCGGTTCCGTCATCGTGATGCGTAACTAATTCAGTAACCACAACCATTATGTACGCGGCACACACATAGATTCCTGGCTCGAAATTAAATTGATTGATTCGGTTCATAAATATCCTTTTGCTTCCAATATTTTTTCAACTGCAAGCCAGTCAACGAATGGTTTTGGATGTACTTCGTAGTTATGAATAAGTGGAATGCCGAGATTATGGTCATCGATGTATAGATTTGCGTACACCTTTCTTGATCCAGTCTCAAACTCTGGGTTGCAATTAATGTACTTAACTGGTATGCTATTCTTTAAAAACCATTCAACTGCATCGTCCAGCAATCTGCCATCTCTCATTGTCAGAATTATTATTTCATGTCCGGCAGTAATAATTCGCTTTAATACTTTTTCGACATTTGGGACTGAGTCACCGAAATACGGATACTGGTTAAACACGATCGTACTATCTACATCAATAGCTATTTTCATTGTATTTTGTATTTAAATACAAACCCTTGACATGTCCTATTTCTGCCTGTTGCATTCGCAGTCACCGCATCACCAGTAACGCCAATATGTCTACCGGCTTCTGACGCACTATAGTATTCTCGGATAAAATTTCCAGATTGATCATATTGTAATACAGCTTTTGATCTTGGGCTTTTGTAGCCGCTACTATGCAATTTTTTCTGAGCGTTGGACATGTTAATCTTTCCAATCTCAGATCGTGGTGATGTCTTAATCCCTGTTTGCGCAATTCTTTTTATCTCATTTCTCCATGCCGGATGCTTGATGCCCGAAATAGATCTTCTGATCTTTTCTATTGTTTCTTCACTTTTAGTGGCTCCAGGCACAGCTACGTTATACTGTGGTTTTAATAAATCTATGTAGAATTGTTCACGTTCAGACAGATTGCGCAACTCTGTGTGTTCTATAATTACAAAATTGAAATTATGTATGCCATATTTTTTAGCGGCCTCTGTTAGTTTTTTACTTTTAGTGTGCCCTGATACTATTGAACTCTTGTGGGACATAAGTCTCCTGTAAAAATTCTTGGTAGCACCTACATAGATCTCACCTGTAAAAATATTCACTATTTTATAGATACCGCTCCCTTGCAAATACGCCTGTGGAACAAAAGGTATTGAAAATTCATCTTTAAATATTGGATCAAATTCAATTACCGATTTACTTACTATTCGCGCCTTCGTTATCTTCATTTTATATTTTTATTATTACAGTATCGTTCAAGTGAATCGTTTATGTCGCGCAGCACATTCAGAAGTTTCCCGTCTTTTCCTTTTTTATGCTCGATCATCGCCTGCTCCATGCGTTCCTTACTGATGCGCTTAAGTGGCACCTTCACTTTTGGACGCATTTCGTTGTAGTCGAAAAGCGAAAATTGATGCGTCACAAGAGTGTATTTCATACCTTTTCAAAACTTACAGAGTTAAACTTGCCATGAATCCCTTTCAAATAAATTTTTGTGTGCCATGAATTAACTTCAACATGATCGCCTTCCTTGAAAATGCTGTAATGGCTCATAATCTTAATAAGTCTTCTTTCGTTATCGGATATACCCCAATATGCTTGCATGTCTCAGCGGCAGCAATATTGGCGAGTGTAATTGATTTCTGGATATTGAATCCAGCTGCGTATGATGCTGCGAGTATGGCTGTCACGGTGTCGCCGGCACCACAGACGTCAACAATGTCTACCGGGATGCCATCAACTCCATTACCGGAGTCGGTAAACCATGAAATGCCATTTTCGCCACATGTCACCACAAAATAATTTAGGCACAGATTCGATCGCTCGATTATCGGATTGATATTCTGTGCCTCCTTCTGATTGCATTTCAATATCGTCGCATTCGTGTACTTGTCAAAATCTTTCTTAGCATCCACAATCACAGGTATCCCCTTCTCGTTGCACATGGCTATGATCGTATTCGACACAGTTGGGTTGATTACTCCTTTGTGGTAGTCGGAAAAAACAACAGCATCGAGTGATCTCAATATCACCTCAAAATCTTCTTTCCAAAGCACGTCATCGTACACCACATCAAATACAGATTCCTCGTCCATCCTAAGTAAGTGATGCGTGCCGGATATCACTCGCGTTTTTTTCGGAAATTCTCCTGGGTGATAAAATACGACATCCCGTGGAAGTTCATGGAACCGATCTCCGGTGGTAAACAGATATGCATCGACTCCGATGTTGAGAAGATTTTTTACAACATTACCAGCACCGCCAGGCCGAGTGAATGTCCTGTTCGGTACAACTACGGGCACGGGAGCCTCCGGGCTGATCCTGTCAACTGATCCGAAAATATATTTGTCGATAATGTAATCACCGATTACGGCGATCTTCAACTTCGGCGCTTTTTCGAGTAGTTCTTGGAAGATCATAGTTTTCGTTTTATTGCTTCAATGATTCCGGAGGACGAGAACCGGTAATCTCGCGGATAGTAAATAACTTTTGATACGCCACTACCGATCACTTCTTTGTCCTGGTAATCTCCACCAACGACTATAGCATCCGGTTTGTATAGCTTGATTGAATCAAGCAAGTATTCATTACTTGGGTGCTCAATCACCAAATCAACAACACGAAGATTATTTAATCTGATGGACTCAAGCGCAAGTAATCGGTCAGTGTACTTGAATATCGGACGATCATCACCTTTGTCTTTTTTTATTTTCTTGTCCGAATCGATCGACATAATCACTTTTCCGTTGTGCCCGGCTTGTTGCCGGCAGAACAAAAGCAGATTGATGTGTCCGACATGAAGTAAATCGAATGTTCCTGCGCAGAATACTGTCATAGGTCAGAATGGCAATTCATCAATGTTTGAACTACTGCTTGATGATTGTTCTGACGATTGTCCGCTTGACTTCGTCCCAACATTTTTGCCGTTGCCAAGAATGTTTCCTCTTACACCTTTCTCCTGGTCTTCTTTACTGACAGCCTGAACAACCATGTAGTCGTTACCGTATTTGTCATTCTTACTATCCATTATAACAAGATCAAGGTACTTTGCGCCATTCTTTCCTTCGAACAGCTTGGTCTTGTCAATCTTCATTACATCAATTTTCAGTGTTATCATATTTTTTATTTTATTTCTTCAATTGAAAGTCCAAATCCACCATAATAACCATTATGTTCATTGTGGTTTGATATTGTAATCCATCCATCGTTGGTTCTTATTTCAAGAAAAACTACTTGGTGTACTCCGTATTCATCCTCGATGTCAGGCGCATCTTTAGTTTCAATAGAAACAAGCGTCTTGCCAATCAATGACCTCATATCGTCATCAGTTCTCATATATCTTGATTCGCAGCACGATTGTCCATCATCGAATATTCTTATCTTTACACAATTGGTGAAGTCAATAAACAAAGACTTATCATCCATTTTGATATCACTGATTTCTTTTCCGTAGTATTCATTTGGTGAATGTGCTGATCCTCCACCAAGTGAATGCAGCATTGCCCCAATTCCTAAACTCATAGTTTTTATTTTTTAAACAAATCCAAAATTTTTCCAAGCTTTAATCGCCTTCTCGGTCTTTATTCCGCCGGATGAATACCATCGATGATCACGATCGATGAGTCTCTTGAATAATTTATCAGGAGACTTCTTAGATACCCCTACTATGAGGTAATTTTTATATCCTACAACGTTCAAGTAAAAAAACGCCGACTGGTCGTAGTCATGATTTTCAATCGCGCTGTCAAATCCATTTTCGGTTGTGATTGAAAGCCCCTTGTACTCGAAGATGGTAGACATCATTCTGCTATCTCCATCTGTCTTACACCTGGCTCCTTCTAAACCGAAAATATCTTTCTTGTACCATTCGTGCTCTCTACGAAAGTCGGGCATCATTATCAGCTTTCGGCACATCTCATCTCGCAAAACCGTATCTGCCATTCGCTTTGCCGTCACATATCCAATGTGAGTTTTGTCTGCCTTATGTGGCTCAAGAAGCGCGTGGTGATTTAGCGTTCCGGCTTCAAAAATATCCTTCAAATTCTCCGGCTCAGCACGTACCTGTTCTGTCTTGTGGATGATAGCCTTAAGATCGGAGTTGGATACGTATTGATGATCGAAGTAGGTCATTTTACACTAAATCAGCGTGATTAAACGTAAAACTTAAAAGTCCGTCATACCTCAAAATAGGGGTAAACCTAACCCTGCTTATTGAATTGTCATTTAACATCTTTTCTCTTCTTTCAGTGGTTAGTACAACAGGTACGGTCCATACATCCTTATCGTATACATATTCCAATTCATATCTATGAGTGTCGATAAGTTCCGTGGTGTCATTGGTTATCATTTTCGAACGATTACACGTGACACTTCCTTAAGCTCAATTCCGTTGATTCCAGTGTCACAATACTTCACAAAAAACTTCACAAGCGTATCAACCCAGTCCACGTAAATCGGGAATCCGTGCTCGTCAAATTGAAGCTCGCCGGCCTTGTTCTTTTTCTGTATCGGTGGGAATTTTTCGTTCATGAAGCAGTGATACACCATTTCAGTGATCGCCTTCACTGGTTTTTCGTCTTTAAACTTCAAAAGCAGCTTCACCGGACCGGCATCTTCCAGTTTTTGCGTCACAGCTTGCTCACGGAAGTCGTTTTGTAGCTTTTCAACCTCTTTGTCGCGCTCAATTTGTTCGTCGCTCAATTTTTTCATCTCGTTGAGCTCAAGCTGACGTTCTTCATCTTCTTTTTTTGCCTTCGTCTCCTGTTCTGCAAGTAATTTCTTCTTCGCTTCTTCATCGGAAGCGTTTTTCAGTGCAATAAGCTTGTCTTTAAGTTCCGGAATTCGCCCGATCCACTCGTTTATTTTCGGCATGATGGCTGTGATCACAGTTTCATTCCATTTTTCGTACGTCTCTTCTTTTTGAAGCTCAAGACAAAGCTCAGCGTACGCTTCATCAGTGATCAAAGACTTGTTTATCTCAGTCATGAAGCATTTTGACCACTCTTCAGTCTTCAATTTTGGCTGATTGCTCTTAAAAACCTGCGCACGCTTATCAAAATCATCAAGTGTGCATGCGTTGAAGTAATCCCGGCTGCCATCCTGTACTTTTCGCACGCGCTCGATGACCATGTCGGCGAGATTTTTCTTTATCCGAGCGATAATTTCCGCTTTATAGTTTTCTTTTCCCTTCTGGATGCGTGCTTGCTCCTGAACGCGCTTATTTTCGTCGATTTTTTTCTGATTATGTGCACCGATAAGAGACCTGATTCGGTGTACATGATTCGACTTGCTATCCTTACTAAGATCTTTTTCGAACTGCATTAGAAATTCCTTGGCATCATCGAAAGACTTAGTGATTCCTGTTCGGATGTTGTATATCTTCTGATACGTGGCGTCAACCCGGATTAATAATTTATTTGCTTCTTCAATGTTATCGTCGTTCACATCAACGATTTTCTCCATCGCGCCAACTGCCGCGTCGCGGCCTTTGATCATGGACGGAACGTTATCCTGGATTTGCTTCAGGATCGGTTCGAGTTTTACGGGGAGAGTTATTTCTTCGATCATTTTTGTGGCATTAAAATATTATGTGATTCTGATTCTTTTGTGTTATCAACAACATACTGACCAGCTTCATCAAGCAATGCTACAAGGTCAGTTCCTATAAAATCCTTATGGATGCCGCTTAAATGGATTCTCCACTTGCGAGTTCTTACATTTTTGGTAATGTAAAAGCTTGCTCGTTTAGTATCATTGCATATTTTTGCGAATATATCCATCTTGATCTCAAAGGGCACACTAGAGCCTGGCTTAATGAACTCCATCGCAGCTGCCTGTTGATCGCTCATCATTCTGTTACAAGTTTATACGGATACTGACCTTTAACTTTATTTGATAGGTAAACTCCAGCGGATGCGGCCGAAATAAATCCGTTCCAGATTTCTTCAGGCACGCCAGCGTAGCTGTAACGCTTCCCTGTTGTGAACTCAACAATGAGTTCTTTGTTCTCAGGGTAATACCAAGCTTCTCGTACAGTGGTGCTGTCGGTGAATTTTTTGTTGATCATTTTTCGTCTGCAATTATTATAACACGAACAACATTTAAAATAAAGAGGCAAAAGCCACATGTAAAAAACATCCAGTGCCGCCATCCCCAATGCCACGTTGCATCATGCGCGCCAGATCCAGAATGACATCCCGCACCATTACAATGCCAGTCTCCAAGAAATTCATGCATGCTATCAGCAACAAATGACATCATAATTATCGCTGAAAATGTCAGGATAATGGTAAATGCGATCTTAAAATATTTTTTGTTTGTCATGTTTTGTATTATTCGTCTGTGGTGGTCATTCTGTTGCTTTTTTAATCACTGAAATAATCCTGTTCTCAAAATCATCTGCATGTTTGGCTCTACGAATAGCGTCTTCGATATTTATAGAGTTACCGCCGTACATCGTCATATAGCAATCCTTCAATGCGTGCAACATCTCCTGCATTGTTGACTGCCTGCTTAATAACTTGTCATAATCTGAGTAGTATCTAGACCAAGCTTCGCGGTCGAAATCAGAAAAATGAATGTCTTTATCTGTGCAATATTTAATCAGCCCTTCAACAGCATCCCAACCACTTTGGTATGTTTGCCAAAATATTGTAGTACCTGTGCCAAAATTGCGTTCATTCTTATCTATAGTAGTGTGTTCAAATCTGACATGCCATTTACCATCGTCGCCAGCTTTTATCTTATCATGAATGTTCATGAGTTATAAAGTTTAAGTAACGCCTCTCTGTAGGTTATAACGAACCTTTGTTGATCTGCTTCAATCGCTTACACAATTCATCGATCATTTCGAGATTAATGTTGATGTAGCGGTCTTCCTGACGAATCGATATAATATCGTTGTATTTCTCAATAAGAAGTGCTGGCTCTCCTGGCATCTCGTCTTCATTATCCATTGAGTTTTGCCATAATACCCATGACTCCTTGGATGCGTTTTCGAAGTGCATATCAAAAAAGTTTAGCTTGTCTTTTGTCCGATTTGTACTTCTCGATGAAGTCATCAACCTGTCGCTCAAAGCTCTTACTGTCGACGAGAGCAATTGCTGACTTGCGGTCGTCTTTTTTCTTACGTGCCAAGAAATATTCTTTCTGCGCGTTACGCATCTGAAGGACAAGGTTGATGAACTCTTCCATTACATGAATGATTCTTGGTCTTCTGAAGACTGTGTTATTTCGCCGGTAGACTCATCGACTTGCTCTGTTCTTGTCTGTCCTTTATTAACAGGCTCATCAATCACTTGAGCATACTCAGTCGATTCATCCTCGCCAGTTGATTCCATGTTCCCGATTAGTACAACGTTATCTGGATATTTGTGATACAACCTGAATGCTCTGTTGGTAGCAACCTTCTCGCATGCCTGCCCAGGCCACTCGTTCCAGAATGACTGATCAGACTTTGCTTTGCTTTTTGATTTTGCTTTTACCAGATCATCATAGTACACCACTGTGTCGATGTATGATCCGTCCTTGTAATTGATGCGCTGATATGCAGCTCGGATATTTTCAAGCTTCATACTTTCGGATGACTTCTCTGTTGTTTCGTGCTTTATCACTTTGTGATTAGCCTTGTCGTGTACAAACAAGTCGCCCTTCATGACAAGCACCGCTTGCGGAGCGCTCTTGACGTTAGGCATCATCTCAAGCATTTCTCTTTTACCGGCTGGTGATGACTGGATCTTTAATCCGTTCCCGTTTGGAATGACATACAGTTTGTTATCCCGGAATGAAAGGCCGGTAGTCAATGCATACACAATTGCGCCGAAGTGGTAGAACTTATCAACTTTTGCAAGATCCGGCTTGTCGACGATCAATTGAAGATACGCGAAGCGCTCTTGTTCATATCTGTTCTCTCCGTCGGTCCTGCCTGTTGTCGCTTGGTAGTTCTTTATCGCGCGTTCCTTCACTTCAGGAATCTGTAATACTTCTTTAATGTTTTTCGCCTGAGCGAGTTTTTGATCAAATGCTGCTAATTGGCTCATAATTTTATTTTTTCATAAAAGTAACAGTTAGTTTCTGACAGCTTCTGTCGATTAATGTGGATACAAAGCAAAACAGAATATTTCGATTCACAAAATTTTTCGTAAAATATTTTGAAAATTCTTTCAGGAATTTTTTTGATAATCTTTTTATTCCTATAATTGTGACATCAAACGACAGACATGGGATTATTCAATATAAAGCACCTTCAAAACGAACTTGAAAGCTCATTCAACGGGAAAGGATCGACGGTGTACACGAAGATATACCACTTAATGAACGGCTATCGCGGCAATTCAACAAAGAAAGAAATTCAATGCCTGCGGAATCTCCTTAAGAAAGAGTTCGCAGAGGTTGATGGAATTTTAAAAGAACTTGAACAAAACAATTAAACCTATGCTACACCGCTGCTTACCACAAACATTTACTCCGGAGAATCTTGCAAAATGGATTCAGGATAATGCTGCTGAGACTATCATTCACACTGAAAAGATTGAACTTGAAGAGGAGCAAGTCCAAGAACTTGAAAAACAATCCTCACTTGCCTCGCGCGCTATCGATCGCCTGGAAAACATAAAAGAAAAATTCATGGAGGTTTTAAATGGCGGAACTCCTGATGTTGAGGCTCCGTTTGATATCACCATTCCGCCAACAAAAGGACTTAAAGTTCTGAAAGCAAATCGGAAGTTCGCCGATATGCAGATTGAGCAGGGTTATAAGGAAGAAGAGACGCAGGTGTTCGTTATCCCGTATCCGGAAGATTCATTGATGGTCGGCGTTACTATCGAAGGCGAAGAGTTTTCGCAATACACAAAGGAAATGTCGATAGAGCAAATCAATCAGCACAAGCCGATCCTGAAAAAAGACAAGAAGAAAAAGAAAGAGGAGGATTCGTTTATGGAGGATGAGACTACTTCTGCTTTGGAACTGGATCTTTGATCCTGGCAATGGTGATGTAATAACCGAGACCATTCAAAAATGGAGTCACCTCATCGAATAAAGTATTTGCAAGCTTCGCTTTCTCATCATGGGAAAGGGATGAGTATTCACCGCGAAGATTGTTGTAAACCTTGTAGTGTTTTACATCCGCCTTTTCACAAAGGTACCGGAGTGATATAATTTGAGGTTGCTTGCTCGCTTTAGTCTTTGCCATAAGTCTCGTAAAAATAGTAAAATTTGTTAATGTTTTAAAATTGCGAATATGGAGTGGAAATATTGTGTAGTGGAGTATGAGAAAGAATCTGATATTTTATTGTCAGTTTTTCCGCCGAAGGCCGCAACGAAGCCATGTTGGAATATCCTGTACTCCGCACCATTTGATCCGGTCGATGACTCTGAGCTCATCTTGGCTTTCCAAGCTTGTGAGGCATGGATAGAGAAGAATAAAAATCAATCCAGTAAATATCTGGTGATGGAAATGGCTTTTTATAATTAATTATGAAAAAAGTTGGACCTCCGATTCATAACGAAATAGCCATCGTTAACATCCCAGTGAAGGTGCTATTTAAATTCAGCGACAATATTGTTGTTGATGTGGATGACCATGACGAACCAGTTGAATTTACATCTGGATACATCATGCATGTGCTGCCGAACCAAAAATTTGTTTTCAATAATCACGAACGTCAAACTGTTTGTTTCACCTTCGACGAAAAATAATATGAACTTCGAAAACTACAAAGGCAAAACAGCCACCATTAAATCAACACAGGTAATCGGCGTGATCGTCAATGTGAGATACAAGCGAGGAGCCGACAATTCACTTGGGGCTCGGTTTGAGATTAAAGATGAAGATGGTAAAATCCATGAGTTGATGCCGCATGAACTTAAAATTGAGAATGTATGAACCAACAACGACTCGACTACATCATCAAGCATGAGCCGATGAAGTACATCCTTAAAAAAGGAATACTGTTTTGGTATATCGAAACGCTTAACGGTGAAAAGGCTGGGATTTTCTGGACTAAGCGAATGGCAAAAAATTATTGTGATTTGTACAATGGAATATATACTTGGGGTTACCGACAAGGTTGCATGAGTGTGTATAACGAGATTGTTGGGAATAATGATTTTTCAAAATGAAAAAAATTATTCTTTCTTGGCTTTTGCATCATGCTAATCGGTCCACTAAGGCGCATGCATTTTATTCCATCAAGGATAAAGTTTTATCCCGATACGGAGAGTGTGTCGGTTATGATCTGCAAAAGATTGATGGTAAAAAATGTAGATCTTGTGGCGGTTCTGGTCTTCATGCTCGATACAGCAATACATATCCTTACAAGGCTTACGATTGGGATACTTGTTGGCATTGCTTCGGTGGATGGTATCGCCTCCCTATATGGGTTTGTCTTTCTCGGATAAGATTTGGTCGATACGTATTTCATCGTCCGTTGCGGCGGTTAAATAAAGTAAATAACCCATGGCCGGAAATTTCAAAAGGCTTACCGCTAATTAATGGATATATCGAGCATGAAGAATCACCGATTGGATGGTTTGCTCTTTTGATGCTTTACTGTATATATGACAAGCCTCAGTGTATAGATTATTTTAATAACATTAAGAGTGACCTTTACCAAAGATTCAGATGGAGATGGTTACGTTTTAAAAGGAGAATAAAAACTATATTCACCTGGGAAACTGTCGTTGTTACAAAGCCGAGTGTTATTTATTTTGAAGATCCGGACTTACCTTTTTAAATATGCAACCAATAACAATTATGATCAAAACATGGACTGATGAGACTCGGACTCAAAGTGATATGGGGCTTCAATACAGCTTGAAAGATTGCATAGAGCGAGATTACTTGTTCTACAACATCAACGCATTGAGTGAGTTTGTTGAAGACGGAATTACTTATACGTCGGTGTACTGTAATGGATCGGAGTTTACTTCGCCTGAAAGGCTCGATGAGATTACATCACGAATTGCAAAAGTATGGCTATCAGCAAGTATAATTCAGTCGAATACTAAAACACAAACCGTATGGCGAAGAAAAAAGTTTTTTTGGCGTTTTACCTGGAATGCATGAAGGAAGGTTTCATGCCGAAGTCTGGGCTTTGTTTTAATTTTTGTTCTGTCTGGCTTTACTGGAAGCCAAACCCAGGTTACGAAACCTTCAGTGATTTATTCCCGGTGAATGAGTTTAAAGGTTATTGGGCATCTCTTAGGTCAAATGATTTTTTATCTGATCTATCAGATGCTAAAAATTTCAACACTCTTCGGCAGACCATCGTTTTATTGTGTGCAGCTGTAAATGGAGAGTTATGAAAGAGATAAAATTTCGGGCGTGGGATAAGCGTGAAGGATTACATCGGATGTATTTCCTGAATGGAATTTTAAAGTACGGTGAAGGATGGAGCGGAGGAGATCCAAAACATAAATTTTATGAATTATCTTTTGGTAATGGTGGATTCATGAAAGTCGTAGCGTCTGATGTTGAAATCATGCAGTATATCGGCCTTCCGGATAAAAATGGTCGCGATATTTACGAAGACGATATACTGAAGCCTATCGATGAAGATGTATTTGTAATCATTAAATTCATAGGAGGTCAATTTGTTGGACTTAGCGTTGATAGAAAACATCCCATTCAAGAAACTCAAAATAGAAATTGGCTTTCATGGGAAGTGGTTGGAAATATTTGGAACAATTCTGATTTTTTGAAATCATGAAAGAAACAACAAAAGAATTTCAAGACAACGAGATTGTCATCACCGCCGAGGCTGAGCAAAAGAAGCAGTTGACCCTTTTGAAAAAGGAGCGCAAAATTCGCGGGCTCACGCTGTTCGAATACAACGAAGTCACTAAAGAAATTTTGCCGGCTAAGTTCAAACCTGTTACTGTAAATATCACCGGTGACGGATCGGGAAATTATGATCGCCTCCAAAATTTTGAACTCGTTGTAAATCAGAACTGCATTTATGTGCAGGCTCTCAATGTGAAAAATGCTTTGAGAAAAATTTCTAAGTCATACACACCCAGATAGACGAAAGCCTGTATAGTGTATGTGTTTGCATGGCCGTACTTCGCCCTTCAAAACGGCTTATTGACTTTCTGCCGGAGGCCCCGGAAACGGGATAAGTCCAATGGATTTGAATTTGATGCATGTAAGGGTTACACGATGATTACAGGCAATGCTACATCGGCCCATTGTTGAAAGCGGAAGCAATGGGCCTTTTTAAACCCGGGTCGCCGATAAATACCCGAAAACACCGAAGGCTTTCAGGAGCCAGACTACCAAAAGAATGATCGCCACTACGTTTAGTAATTTTTTAATGTTGGCGTCCATCGGAATGTAGGAATTGATGGCCCATAGAACTACGCCAGCAACAACAAGAACGATTAAGATCGTGAGAATGCTCATCCTTCCGCCGCACTCAATAAGCGTGCCTTGAACTCAATCGATATAAGTCACTGATACTTAACTTAAGTTGTGGATCAGTGTGGAACAATCTCTTCAACATGTGGAAATATTTCTCCGGTAACGGTTGTGTAAGAAATAAATATGCCATACGTTTGAGTAACACATCAATAATAATCACTTAACATGTCACGAAGACCAAACGATCCCAATGTAAAGCGGGAAACTACACACGTCCGTTACAATTTTCCGGAAGATGTCATGACTATTATCCGGAAGCACCGTCGAAAATTGGCCGTCACCAAAGATCAAGACTTTTCTGTTGAAGAAGCTGTTATCGATCTGATCAGAAGTAAAAAGGAAGGCTAATTTCTTAATCAACGTGTGCAATGTCTGATTTTTCCGACTATAACATCTCCATTCCGCCTGGCCGAACAACGGGACAGGTTTACACCTTATGTCCGGAATGCTCATCGGAGCGAAAGGCTCACAACAAAAAAGGTAAATGCCTGTCGGTAAACATCGACAAAGGTGTATGGCTTTGCAATAATTGCGGATGGAAGGGCCACCTGAATGGCGCGGCCATGAACGGAACCCATCAAATCAAAGCCATCGAACCACCGCCGCGCGTGAAGCAGAAATTTTTGGAGGAGCCAAATTGGAACTGGATATTCCAGGACACAACGATTGACCCGGTACCAGCCGATCCAAAAAAGATCACCGGGCAACACACAGTTACCTTTTATTTCCGCGACCACGATGGCCGCCTGACGGGTGCCAAGAAAATGCTGTACAATTTTGCAGATGGTGCTATGAAGCGGGACCACCAAAACCCGCCGATGCACCTTTTCCAGCGCGACTCCGGGTATTACCCATCCATGTTCTACGAATACCACCTAACAAAATACCCCAAAGCCACAGTGATCCTGGTCGAATCTGAAAAGACGGCAGCCATGCTCACTCGGAAATTTTCAGATTACCTTCAGGAATTTATCTACGTCGCCACCGGCGGATCCAAGGGTCTTACCGACGAGAAGCTGCCGGTTTTAAAAAATCGCACGATCTGGGTATGCTACGACTGCGACAATGGAGATCTGATGCCCGATGGATCAGTCCGAAATCCAAAAGGCCGCGAAGGAGCAGCGTCGGCAAACGAAAAGTTGCAGACCATCGCCGATTCCCGGGTGATTGATCTTGATCCATCCAGAAATGACGGACTTGACTTGGCGGATATCATCAAAGAGGTGACGATTCAGTACATCCGGGAACTACCAACCCGGCTTCCGCTGGCGATTAAGGAAATGTGGGACGATGTGATGATCGACCAGGAGCCACCGGCTGAAATACCGCTTTTATACATTCAGGGCGTCCCGATCGCAACCCATGGGAACCACTCACTCATCATCGGTAAGAAAAAATCCCGCAAGTCGCTGTTTATATCCTGGCTGATCGCAGAATACCTTAAGAGGCCCAACACCAACCCAAAAGAAATCCTTCTTTTCGACACCGAGCAGGGCAAGCGCCGGGCATACCTAATGCGCGAACGCATCCGGACGCTCACAGGACACCATATACCGGTTTTCGACCTCCGGGGTAAGTCCTACTCGGAACGCCAGCAGATCATCGCCGATACGCTGCGCTATTGGTCCATAACGCCAAAACTTGTGATCATCGATGGTATCCGCGATTTGATGTCCAACATTAACGACCCGGACCAGTCCACAGAACTCATCGTTTGGCTTGAGCGCCAGATCCTGAAATACAATTGCCATGTGATCAACATCCTTCACATGAACAAAACCGACAGCAACGCCCGCGGACACATCGGATCTGAGCTCCTAAACAAGGCAGAGATGACTATAGAGCTCGAATTGGATACCCAGGAAAACGTCACCAAGGTCAAATGCGAAAGTTCGCGCGACAAGCCATTTGAGACTTTTTCATTTTGGCACGACAAGGATGGCCTACCAGAAGTGGTCGGCACTGTCACTGAGCGTAAGCAGGACAACGAAAATAATACCCGGCAGCTATTGGTTGCAGCGTTTGCCGACGGCCCGATGGTTTACCGGGATCTTGTGGAAGAGCTTCGTGCCCAATTCGGAATCGGTAAAACCAAAGCCGAAACCTTCATACGTAAATTCAGACGAGATGGCTGGATCATTAAAAGCGGCAGCGATAAAGACCCGAAGGCTTTATGGAAGCTGGTCATCACCGCCGATGGATTCACCGAACCGCAACAATACAGCGAGTATCCGGAACCATCCCCGCAACTTTCATTCGATCTACCAGCACCTGTTGAGGCAGACGAGCCTCCAGATGGATTGCCGTTTTAAACCAAATTCATATGACCGACAAACAGAAGACTTGCCCGCATCCAAAGTACCGGTTCAAACAACTCAAAGTCGGCGTCCGGCGAAAATGCACGCGCTGCGGATGGCATTGTACCGACATCGCTCAAGGCGTTTTTGGGGTTAAAGAAAACCACCAAAGACCAGGTACCGGAAGACGAAAAAAACAGGTCAAAAATTGACCTAAAAACAGGAGCCAAAAATACCAGAATCAACTGTACTGGTCTGTGTAATTGTCTAACTGTACTAAAATGACAAAACCGCGAAATCAGGCTAATTTCGAAGAATCACTAAAAACCGCGTTTTTAGCTCAAAAACGAACTGTACTACTGTACTGCTCTCCTACATATAGGAGAGTGAGCAGTACAGTATACCAGTATGCTAGGCAACTGCACTAGTACAGTAACCAGTACAGTACCAGTACAGTTAGTACAGTTGACAAATGTTACTATAAATTTTAACCTCAAAAATCACTCAAAATGCTCAACGAAAAACAGCACCAAATACTCGCCTTGCCGATTGTCCAAGAGATGCTAAAATCCGGTGATTGGGTCATCCATGATGGTGGAGAAAAAATCCGGAACACCATCTCCAACCGAGTCCAAGAATGGCTCACAAAAGCCGAGGTATCCGCGGCGCCGCGGATCATTGTACGAGAAGATCCGGTCGATAAGTCGGATGCGGCGATCAAGGAATGGGTAGCCGCGCATGGTCCGGGATGGTGCCCGTTTTGATACCACCCCGTAGTTTGTGTGCATGGTAAGTGGCGCCACCCGGCAGCGGAGCCCCCGGCTTGGCCAGTGATGGGAAACCGGAAATCCAAGACCCCAGGCCTCGACTTTGACTCAATTTTTTTTCAAAGCATAATGCTTTCTTGCTTTCTATGCTGGAATAAACTAATTTTGACGCATGGTGATTAATTAATTCACCATTTAATTAATGGTTATTGGAACAGAATATTATTTTGGTGGTAAATAAGTAGTTTTGTTTAGAATAATTCCAAATAACACACGCGTACGGGGCGGCGGCGCGAATTGGCGCGACAATTCATGTCACTTATAATACAAGCAAGATGAATTCTAACGTATGTTGATAGATCCTTGCCAGCACGATTTTATCTACAAAAAGGCCTCATTCGAGGTGTTTAAAATCTTCAAGATCAACAAACAAGAACTTTGGCTTTTGAGTTGTTTAAACCATTATTTGGGCACTATTGAGCGCAATGTTGTAAGTCGGCAGGCATTTCTTGAGAATATCACCAACAATAACAGAGAGATCAGGAAAATGCACGGTTATTGCCATGGGCTTTTGACAAAGGGCTTTATTGGATCTTACGAGTATTTGAGGGTACCTGGTTCTACGGCAATCGGCATTTCCGATTTAGGAGTTAAGGCACTGGAGTCATATTTAAAGGCTTTGGAGCTTGTAAGTGAGAAGTATCCAATGAGTAAAAATCGTATTGGTCACATCCAACCGGCTGTTACTCTTTCAGAAATACCAACATACCGCGCCACAGCTTAACCTAATCATATGTCCCCAATAATCCAACAACTCATAGATCACACCAACAGCCATCCTGATCTCATTCAAGTCCGCGACCACATCGCGAACCGCTTAGCCGCTCAAGGCAAAACCGGCGGTGCTCATTTCATGCCTTTATTGACCCTCGCTATTGAGTCCATGCAACCCGGGTTGCAGCTTACTACAGATCAATTTCAGGAATACTTTGAATACTATTCCAACTTCGCTGAGCTGAAAAATCTCGACGGACGCTAAAAATTTTCTCTCTCACTGTCAATTACTTACAAGATATTTCTACACTAGATTAGTAACATTTGTTACTGTCTACGTATATTTGAACATCAATTCACAGAAAGGTTTCCGGTACACTTTAAACCGGGGTAAAAATATGGATCGCATCACAAGCAAATCACCCGCACACGAAAAGTTGTTAGCCATTATTGAAGTTCAGGCGGCTATAACTGCATTGAAATTAGTCCACGATCGCGGACTTGGCACCGGCAATATGTCGGCTGTTGTCGGCGAGCTTAAAGTATTTGAAAAGCAATTAACTGAAATGTTGGAGTCTAACCTCCCAAACCAATGAAAACACTACTCATCATTCTCCTATTGATCGCAACCACACGTTGCAATTCAATCGAGCATTCAAATGTCGGTGGCAATAAATTCCACCGCAAACACCTGAATAAGGTTTACGTATCATGTCCGGCTTATCACTGATGGCAGCCGCGCTATACGTCATCATCGTGATCGCGATAGTCTTAGAGATTATCTTCCGATTTGTTAAAGATCCCTCACAGTATACCCAAGATGAAAATGACATACCGGATTTGGATTAGCCTGATGTATCCCGCAATTATTGCGGCGTTCGTGTTCGTTCCTTACTTTATTGGAAAGACGATCACAATAAAAAAACATGAGGACGAAATTGACCTATGGTGGAAGGGTGTTTTTTGCCTCGTGGCAATAGTTGTGGTGTTCTTCCTTTCGTTGTGTTTTGGTTTTTGGATCTACTGGATAATTTGCGGATAACCATGAAACGAGGTTACGCACGAGTATCTACAACCGAACAAGACCTTGGTCGCCAAGTTCACGCGCTGACCACATACGGCTGTGAGATCATCTACCAAGAGAAAATATCCGGCACCAAGACTGAGCGTGAAGATCTCGAGAGGCTTTTATCTGATCTTCAGCCGGGGGACGTTGTTGTTGTTCAAAAGCTTGACAGGCTAGGCCGATCATTGCGCCATCTATTAGAGTTGATAAACGAATTCGACAAGCGTAAAGCTACCTTTATTTCGATCTCCGACAATTTCGACACCACCACCGCCATTGGCCGCATGGCTTTCCAGATCGCCGGCGTGTTCGCGGAATTCGAAAGGAATATGATAAGCGAACGGACGAAAAATGCCCTCGCACATAAAAAGAGAATTGGAGTCAAATTGGGACGAAAGTCTGTTTTTGATAATGAGGAATTAGCCAGTAAGGCAATTGAAATGTATTACGCAAAGGCCACCATTGCCGCCATCGCCGAGGAATGCGAAATCTGTATCCCCGTGGTATATAAACTTCTAAAACACCATGGTATAATGAAAAATAATAAATCTGTTAAACAGATAGTTACATAATTATTTTACTATACCTACTGACATAGTAACAAATGTTACTATCTTTGATCTATCAAAACGTTACTGCTACTCGGAAAGCGGGGTAAAAATTATGAAAACTTCAGAACAAGCCGAATTAAAGGAGAACGCGATTAAGTTCCTCCGCAAACATCTCAAGCCAGGTAAAAAAGTTTACACGATCTTAAGGCACCGTTCCTCCTCTGGAATGTCCCGCGACATAAGCGTGGCAATTGTGCTAAGAGGTGAAGTATCAGATATTAGCTGGTACGTCGCACACGCGATCGGATACAAACGCAATCCGGACAATGGCGCATTAAAAGTTTCCGGCTGTGGAATGGATATGGGATTCAGCGTGGTGTACTCACTTGGCCGGGTACTGTATCCTAAAGGATTCAAATTACCTAAAGGAAGATATGGCCGCAACGGCGATACATCCGGATTTGACAAAGACGGCGGTTATGCACTTAAACAGGAGTGGATATGAAAACTCTCGATATACTTTGCCTCGAATGGTTTGATAAAACCAACGGCAACTCATACTTCAGCGCGCGCGTGACTGTGGATCTCGCGCTACCCACTGAACAAACATTCATCATCCCGTTCCAATACGGCTACGATGACCATTACCGAACGGTAACAATGGGAGAACTTGTGAAGCGCAAACTAATTCCACAACCGGACGAACAAAAGCATATGCCGTTATTGTCGCGCTACTGTGAGGAAAATAACATCATCCTGCGTACCAAGAAAATCGACAAGTGTAAGAAGTCAGAACTTAAAGGAATGATGGTATGAAAGATCTAAAGCACACGCCGGGGCCATGGGAATATCAAGACCATAAAATAGTAAGCCTTTCAAGTTGGTTTGTTGAACCGAATGAAGATTATGATGATCCTGGTATTAGAACAACTGTGATTAATACTATCGGTGCAATGGGTGGGAATGATATAGAAGCTGACGCCAAACTAATTGCCGCCGCGCCTGAATTATTGGAGGCATTGAAAGCGGCTAATGAATTCATTGGCAAAATCGCTATGTATTCGGAAGATTCAGTACCTCCTATTGAGTTGGTTAAGCAGATAGACAAAACCATTAGAAAAGCAACAACATAACACCCCCGGCATCGAAGTTTTTCAGAGAGGGTCTTTCTTCGTGTGTCCGGGACTTTATAAAGATAGGATTGTAAATACTTGGCTGGAATAAGCTGCTGTAGAGCTACGGCCCTTGCCTTGACTACCCTAGAGGTCAGCAGCAACCAGGATGAAAATAGGGAGTATTTACGCCTATCTTTTTACACAAAGCAAACTAATTATGAAAACACAATTCATTGGCATTGAAGACAAGAAAGAGCGAACGGCATTACGAAAGCATGCCATGGAATTAATGCGAATGCAGAAGTACGCTGTTGTGCGAATGATGGCCGGAACGGTAGACGTGAAGAAGTACGGGTTCTATTTAAAGCAGATAGCCGGCGGAATCGAGTTTATTTTATCGCGCTCGATCTTCCACGTAGAGAAATTTATATTCACTGGCACCAAAATAGAATACAGCTACACCCGCGGCGGCGAAACCGTTATCTTCGACATTAGCGACGAACCCTGGGCAGTCTGGCTCTGGGAGCACATCCATGAAACGAATTTAATCAAGCACAGGTCTTTAAGCGCAAACTAATTATGGAACTGTACACCCAAAGTAAGATCGGTAAATACTATTTCTATATAGCATCCGCTAAAGAGATCCAAGTATGGTATGCAGATCCACACGATAAAGATTGCGCGATAATCATGGGTGTTTGGCGCGTGAAGAAATTAAAAAACAAAGCAAACTAATTTTAGGAATCATGGCAGACTACAACTTCATTCTCGCAAAACAAATCATCATCTCAACTCCAAATATTGAAGAAGCTACGATGGGTATGCATGAGGATTGGTTTTGGACAGCAACTCAAGTTTGGTCGAGTGAATCAGGATTTACAGAAGATTTCAATAAAGAAATTTTAGGCGGCATCAGCGGAAGTTACTGGGCTACGCCAGTTCTTGAATTAAAATTCAAAGACGGCACATCCAGGACAATCGCATGCCACACAGGACAAACAGCCGACGAATTAACACGCATAGAGCAAAGTTTATTCTGCGCATCCGGTTGTTTATCTAAGCCATGCCAGGATCACAGAGACAATATATCGATTGAACAACCAAACATCAAAGCAAACTAATTTTAGACATGGAACAACCAACACATATTATTGATCTAATGATCCGCTTGGGGATATTAGTCAAGGAAGATGATAATCCCGATTTATATATCAATGAAAATAATATGATGGCGTTTGATCATCGATATAAAGCCGACGCGCATCCCAACGATAAAAATTCGAAAGCCGTCAAAGGTAAAAGCAAAGGAAAGTTAAATGGAATCAAACCTGCATGGGTCGGTTATCGGCTAATCTGTAGATAAAATATTGGAAGGGGGAACCTAAATGCTAGAAAAAAAATGAACCGCCTCTACACCATCCGCATTAACTATAGAGTTTACAACACAACCGACTGGTTCGAAGCATGGTTTTTCTCATCGATCAACGATGCGTGTAGTATGAAGCACGAGCCATACGACGGACCGCCAATGAATGGGATTTACTTTATCAACGAACAATAACTGCAAACTAATTATGAAAACCTTCATCCTATTAGCACTCATTTTAAGTTCCTGCAATTCTTTCATGTTCACCAGCAAGGAACATTTCGATTTGATGTATGTGAAAGACAAAGACGGCTGCGGCCTACGCCAAGTGCAGGTAACCACAACGAAGACCGGTCTGTCATGCGATCGTCTGTTCTTTAAGGCCGTGACTGGCAATGACAACATTGTTATCCGAGAACTTGAAATGCGATCAGGCGCCGCTACCTATTATGGTATTGGCGATAATGGTGTTTGGTACAATGTGAAATACAAAATCGAAGGCAAACTAACTTCGATATATATCCACAGCGTGAAAGGGAACATTGTATTGAGTAACAAAAACATTTGTGCAATATGAAAAAATTTGCAACACCACTCGCCATACAAGGAACACCGAAACAAATCGAAGAATTAATACCAAAGCTTTGCGCACTAGGTTATACTGATGAGTTCCTGCGCAATCAAAAAGATGTCTCAATGCCGTGCCTGAAGCATTCTCGTACGGTAGTTGACGCCTCTAATCCAGAATTAGTTCTCGCACTCGCGGCAATGGTTGAAGGGGATGAGATTCATGTTGGGGAATGGGTCATTAGTGTTACGGATTCAGGCCCATTATTACCTTTGGGTATGTATAAAGTAAGTGAGGTCAGTAATGAATTTATAAACGTTTATGGAATTAAGGCAACAGAACGATGGGCAACTAATACCTATTACGTCCGCAAAGCCACCGTCGAAGAGATCATGAATCATTTCTCGGTTAATCAATCCGATCAAAAACCAGATAAAGAAGAACGAGAACCCATCGGGTACAAAGTGGTATCAAACTTACTCCGATGGAATTACGGAACAATGCTTTATAAAAACGACTATGGTCAATGGTGTGAGAAAGACGCAAATCCAGGCGATGTGTGTGTTGGTGACGATGTGCTTATTAATAACACTGCACTCTTCGAGCCAGTGTATGCCGAACCAAAACCAAAATTCAAAACAATGGTGCTTGAAGCTGAGGATAGCAAATTCGAAGTTACAATCAAAGACGGATATGTTGTTTACGGTACTGAGCAAATACTAGTGTTTGATCTTGAGCGCTGGTTTGAGGCGGTTTCAAATTACTCCAGGGTAATTGGAATTTGGCAGTTCAAAATAAGCCACGTCGACATCGGCTGCAAAAAAGGCATCTCACTCAAAGATCTTGAAACTTTAATCGCTGCAAGCCATGAACTACTACGAAAATAATCCCCTTATGAAAACAATCACACTCGAAGAAACAGAAAGCCTGCAATCACGGCTTATCATGGGCGCCAAGCTCACTACATTCGAACGCTGGCTCGCATTCCAATACCGCGCCTGCACCGACATCGGCGCCATGATGGAGCTGCGGATCATGTTCAATGTAGCCCATGCATTCGGCATAAAACTGAAGTCCACGCCGGAAATGAGCAAGTATAAAGAGTTCCTCCGCCAAGTGTGGGAGGCAGCGAAAGGATACGAAGTTATTGTTAACGAAAAAGTTGAAGCTTAAACCAATAAAACCATGTCAAAAAATTCATCATCAAGCTCAGGCATCGGATTCACCGGCCTTTTGACAATTGCGTTTATCGTATTGAAATTAACGCACTACATCGACTGGTCGTGGTGGTGGGTATTGAGTCCAATGTTGATATCTGTTGGTTTAGTTGTCTTCCTTTTAATTTTATTGGCATTACTTAAAATATTCAACTGATGCAATCATATCCAATCATAATACCAATATACAGCGGCGGACCAATGACTGCTGATGGCGTGAAAGTAATGATCACGATGTACATTGTTGCATTTATAATCTGGATCATCACATCAATCATTAGTACAGTGCAATTCTACCGGAACGGATACAGAAATTTCTTTGAGTACTACTTCACCGATGGATATATATTTTGTTCCGTCTGGAATGCGTTCATGTCTGGCATCACTGTTGCGCTTGTTTTCATGGTGTTTTGTATTTGGCTTTCTCATCAGATATTTTAATGCGTGTAATCAAGAACCTATACGACTTAAAAAAATTACCGCCGACTAATGAGGTTGTGTATGTGCTATCCGTGGAGAAGATATTCCGCAATATCGACGGAGAGTGGATAGAGCGAGCATACTACACAACAAGAGAAGTCGCGCAGATCCTCGGCATTTCCGTCAGGCGCGCGCAGCATATCATATTCAAAGTCGGACTGCGGCCCGTGGCAGGACCGCGCAATGTGAATAAAGTGCAACTCAAGACATTGGTTGATGTGATAAAAATTCGGAAGGCAAATCCAACTATGAAATACAGTGAGATTAAAAAGCAACTTGGGGTATGATATCAGTTCTACCTTCTATATGGAAATTATATCATCAAACATTTAACACTGAATCAATGGAAGACTACACTAACTTCAGAATTGAGCTTGAAATATCAGCGCAAAAGGTCATACATCAAATGGTCGTTCATAACGAAGCTGTAAAGCAACAACTTGAGGACGGCATTAAACGAGCCGTTGAGAATTATGATTTCCAATCTACCGTTGAAGAAATGGTCAGCAAGGTTATAAAGGACGCTATATGGAACAGTATATCATATGGTAAATTAAAAGAGGCAGTTTCCACTAAAGTATCCGAGATAGCAGATCAATTGATAGAGAAGCATATTAGCCACCTTAAATCATGACACCCACCATCCAATCCGAACTCGAAGAAGCGCAGGTAGTCCTACAGCGATTCACCAACGACCCGGACAATCTGCTTGCAATAGAACTTGCAGCAACAGCGATGATCACGGCCATAAAGTCTGGCAAGAAAATAATTTCCTGCGGCAACGGTGGATCTATGAGTGACGCAATGCACTTCGCCAGCGAGCTAACCGGCAGGTATTACAGAGACCGTGACCCTATCGAGGCTATCGCTATATCAGATCCTGGGCACTTGACTTGTGTGAGTAATGACTACAGCTACGCCGCGGTGTTTGCTCGCTGGATAATGGCGCATGGGAAGCCTGGAGACTTACTGCTAGCCATCAGCACAAGCGGGCTGTCGGAGAACGTGTTCACTGCTGTGCGTGCTGCCCACTTCAAAGAAATGAAAGTCGTATTTTTGACTGGCAATCAAGGCGGGTCGATCATGGACTTACTCAAGCCCACGGACGTAGCGATTGTTGTTCCATATTTTGGACATGCTGCCAGGATACAGGAGGTGCACATTAAAGTTATTCATGTGCTGGTGCATTTAATCGAAAGTCATCTTTAAACGTCATCAGGAATTGAACAAAGAAAAAAGTTAAAAGATATGAGAATAGACATAAAAACCAAAGGCAAGGTAAGTGACCCTGACGTGCGGGCACTATATATCATCGAATACGCCATGAAAATATCCTCTCCGAAAATGAGGTCTGCGAACATTAGTTTTATAAAATCAAAATGGAAGGTATGAGTGATTTTTGGAAAGATAAACCGGAAGAGTTGATGGTAATATTAAAGTCATTAGTTGATGGTGATGGAAATATAAAGCATCCTGCTGAAGTATGCGGAATGATCGAATCCTACGCAGACGAGTTCGCTAAGAAGTTTTCCAACTGGGCATCTAAAAACGCCATTCTTGTGCACTATAACCAATGGGATATGGAAGGCAGATGGTTGACTACTGACGATCTGTTAACTGAATTTAAAAATTCACTAAAATGAGCCAACTTGAAAAATACCACCTTGAGCTTTTGAAATGTCACCGAACTATCGAGGCTTTCGAAAAGATCATTACAAGCCTTAAAAAATCTAATCCTAAAGACTTACCGCGTCTACTGGATACCATCGACATAGACTTCGAAAAGATTAAGCAATCGATTATAAACACTCTTGAGATATGAAAGCACTAAGGACACCGGAGGAATTTTTAAAAGATTACATTTCAAAAACTCCCACCAAAACATATTGGTCGCATTATGAATTGTACAGATTGCTTAGATCGTATGGATGCGAGGCGTTGAAGGCAGCGGCAGAGAATGCGAAAGCTTTGTACTCGTATGAACCATGTGAGCATGAGGATCTTGATGATTACGATTGTAAATCATACCTCAAAAAGAATATATCCGCTTACGTTGACAAAGACAGTATTTTAAACTTAATGCCTAAGCCATGACACCACAAGAAGAAGCAGAGAAGATGTTTATTCAACATGATCCTGACAATGATATAGAATCCATGGTTGTTAGAAAGCAGCGTAAAGCATTCGTTGATGGCTACAACCGAGCTAAAAGGGAGTTTGATGAGAAGATTAAGGAACTCGAAGAAGATAATAAACGATTGGAGTATTTCAAAGGTGAAAAAGAAAAGGAGATTGACACAAACCGTGTAATGATTGCCGTTGCTGAATCTGAGGAAGAGCTTATCGAAAAATACGAATCGAAGATAAATGAGTTGGAGGAGTCATTGAAAGGATTTACTGGACAATGGTTATCAGATCAGGCCCGCATCAAAGAACTCGAATCTCTTCTAGCAGATAAGGAGGAGTGGATAAGTGTGAAAAAACGTTTTCCCGTGATTGAAAGTGACGGAACTTCAGAACAGGTGATGATAATAGATGATGATGGCAACATTGATTTGTCCCACTATAATTCCAGAGGTGATTGGGACTACAATTACGAATATGAAATGCAAGTCACCCACTGGCGTCCACTCCCTAAACCACCAAAATCAAAATAGTATGAGAATATGTAAAGGCTGCGGTGGCGTCATTGGACGTGATTGCTTTAATCCAGAAGAATGTGAGTGGATCTCCAGGGGAATCGAGAGACAGGAAACTGAACGAAGGGAGTCGGATCATCATGATCAGCGTATTACAGATGCCGAGCATATGCATTACCTTCAACATGAAATCGACTCCCTTCAAAAAGAACGCGATCAACTGAAGGACAGTAATGACAAGCTACTTGACTTTATACACGACATGTTTTATAGTCATGGAATCGAAAATAGACCAACAAATCCATATCCAAAGATGAACATGGGCGATTTCTACGAGAAGGCGAAAAATTTATATTTTGATATTAAGCAAAAGAACTAATTACAAAACAACTCCAATGAAAACAGTTAAGATAAAATCAATTAATGAAATCAAAATAGGCGATGTCTTCGTGTACACTGGTCACCCACGCGGTACGGGGATGTTTCCTCCAGACATTGGGCAGAAATTTGAAATGAAAACCCAGTATGATTGCACATGGCTCTCCATAGAGATAATTGAGAAGCGTCGTGGATATGAAAAAATAATCGAATCATGAGATCCTTTTTACTAACCTTATTCACATGAAAATCCACCTCACCTACATCGCTATCATCACAGGACTTGTGTTACTTGCGTTATTCCTGTTCGACAGGCTACAGAAAAAGCAACACGAAGCAGAGGATCTTATGTCTTCTGCCATCGAGAAAGACGCAATCATAAAATACCATACCAACAAACTCGGACAAACTGTTGCTGAGAAAGATGCGGCCATTTTGCAGACAAAACAGATCGCTCAGGCGTATCCGAAAATAGTCGATGATCTCAATAAGCAATTCGATATAAAATTTAAAGACATGCGCGCCTATATATCAAACCAATTCTCCGCGCATGGCGAAGGCAACACCACCGTCAACCACTACCATTATACCGACAGCGCCGGAGTGAACAGATCCTATTTGAACTTGAAGGTCTCAGATGGTTATCTATCATTCCGCGCCAAGGTGTATGACTCACTGCACGCACATTATGACTATGATTACCTGGACACGGCAAAGACAGTTATATCGGTGAAGAAGAAATGGATGTTTGGCACAGAGAAATATTACAGCACCACGATATTCAGCAACAGGAACTCAAGGATCACCGGCACTACGAACGTACTGGTTGACAATATCCGCGATAAGCGATGGGGCGTGTTTATCGGTGTAAGCTACCTGCCGTTTATGTATGGGCGGCCCTGGACAGATCAAGTGCAGCCGACGATTGGCGTGGGGTATGTGATAAAGAAATTTTGACAAATAGTATTCATGATGTTTTAAAGTAAACTACCCACCAACTAAATATCGGTGGTTTTTAGACGCAAACGAATGCACAGTACAGCACATATCATTCCATCTTCCAGCGTGATTTACGGCACGCCCAAGCGTAGCGATATTCAGCGATGCGTTAACATCGGCATCCATATCATTTCCGCAGTTGTTGCACTTAAAGTGCTTATTATTTCGTCTTCCAATGTGTTTGCAAATACTGCAAGTCTGAGAAGTATATGCAGGAGCAATAGCTATGACTTTCACACCATTAAGCAACGCCTTGTATTCAATATACTGTCTAAGCATAGAAAAATTCCATTTACCAAGTTTCGTGCGAAACTTTTTGTTTCTCTTTTTGCTCGTAAATCGAATGCCAGTAAGGTCCTCCAAAGCGATTCCCATACCTTGCTCTTTAGCAGATTGAACAATGAATTTTGCAATAGTGTGATTAACAATGGAAGCGTGAGTCCTTTCTTTGCCAGAAAGCCGTTTCAACAACTTGCGAGAATTGCGTGTGCCTTTGCTTTGAATAGAACTCCGAACCCTTTGCCGATGTTCACGGTATGCGTTAAGCCCATCAGCAGAATGCTCAACACCATCAGAAGTAGTTACAATCGAGTTTATACCAAAATCGCAACCAATAAATTCTTCTATATCATCAACATCTTCTTCGGGAACATCAACAGTTTGGAAAAGGTAAAACTTACGTTTCTTGTAAACCAAATCAGCTTCCCCTTTAATGTAAGGAATATAAGAAGGGTTATGACAAACAAAGTTAATCTTTTCTCTACCACCAATACACCACAAGGAAACTACATTGTTGGATTTGTAGGTCATTATCCTACTATCATAAGCAATACTACCAAGTGGCTTAAAAGTGCGTTTAGTTTTCTTATCCAACTTATAGGCATCAGCAACTTTAGCTATTTGCCTAATAAGCATTTGGGAAGAAAGTTGAAAGTTTCTTTTGTAATAATGGTAAACTTTGTGATGCAGTTTAAGGTTATTGAAAATCTTTTCTTGCCAAGCCACATCAGAGATGGCATTACAAACAGTATTGGCTTGCTTCATGGTATTGATAAGCAAGTTAGCCTGTTCGTCAGTTGGCAAAAGTTTAATTTTCAATATCAACTTCACAGTATAAATATACCAAAATATTTCTGATATGAGAAAATTATCTAACTTAGGAGATCAACTCAAAATACATCATTAAAGAACAAAAAAATCTTACTAATCGACATCAAAGACATAGGCATTGCAGTCTAAAAAAAGGGAGTGGTCCCGGGTTGTGCTGCATGTAAGCCCTATCTTTTATTTAAAAAAAACAATGCCATGATAACACGAGACGGAAAAACATTTTTAAGGAGAAACGTCAATGATCAAAAGCCAGGTGTGATCATTATTCCTGATGACGCATCGTATGTCCGATTTGTATCGAATTCATGGTACGATGATGAAGCGATGGACGCCACCTTGAATCATACGCAGAGTGTAAACAGCGATATGGATTTGCCGGCGGAGATGGATATTGAGAGATCGTTTAGTGAATGGATTTTCAATACATGGTGGGCGACTGACATTCAGTACACATCAGCAAAAGCTGCCTGTTTAAGTTTAATAATGTCAAACATATGAGTTGGAAAAACATCAATTTTGCAGAGATAACAGGAAAGCATGTGTCGATAAAACATTTCTCCACAGCGAGCGTGATTCAGATCATTTTTAATCCGACAGATCCGGAAGAAGACTATAGTCAATTCGAATCACTTGTTGATGTTATTCAAAGTCTTGAACATGACGAAGATATCACTGGTACTTCTTCGCCCATCGCCACCACAAATCTTCAGAATACTCCTGACCCGGATACGCGTATTTAACCCATTCTTTCGCGTACTCTTTTCCTTCAGGGGAATCGTTGAACGGAGGAACCAGTCTTTCTTGTGCCCACTGCCGGATGTACTTCGGCAGCTTTTCTTTTATCGGCATAACATCTCGATGATCGAACCCCCACTTCCAGCAGTCAAAACCATCGGTGTTGTTGTGTATGCGTTTATCTACTTCCCATAAGAACACTTTCTCTTGCATGTGCAAGATCTTAGTCAAATGCTTATCCTTGTCGCGCACAAATCCAACATGGTATATCCGGATATGCGGTGTGAACTCGAACGATACCTCCGGCACACCCAGCGACTCAGCATCATCCACGCATCGGTATTTTGTCTTGGTAAGACGAATCACCTCTGTGCTGCAAGGCTTACGATCCTGTGCCACAGCAAGCATCGTGTAAGCCGATTGCCAGCAGTTTATTCTGGTGAGCATGAATGCCTCCTTGCCGGTCTCGATCGCCTGGCGGATGAATGGCATGCATTGTTCACTTACAACTTCGTCCGCTTGAACGTACAGGTTGTAGTCAGTCGTTAAATTACCAATTGCTACATTTGAAAAATAAGAAAGCTTCTCGCGGCCTTGTTGTTCATTCCATTCTGATTCGGAAATTATTTGCGATATAATTGGCTTTGACGACTTCAGTGTTGCCTCTTTAATCCAAGAACAGATTAGTTCAATTGTCCCATCGTCACCGCCCATTGCCACACTCACCTCGTCACAGATGTCGTACAGGCAGTTCAGTGTTTCAATGATATTGTAGTCTTGCGCGATGGCGTTGTAGACGAATGTGCTTCCTCCGAGTGTTGGCATAAATTATAATTTTCTTAGGATTACATAAAACGAATATTTGTCATAACCAACATCAAGGCCTGAGTCAATGACACTAAACAAGGCTGGAACCTGATTTCCTTTAAAATCTTTACCGTCACCACAAACCGACCTTCTTATCCAAAACATAAAATCATCGAATGACCAATTGAACATATGCTCTGGATTATCGTGGTTATTATAGTAACTTTTTTCTGGCAGATAGAGTACTACATGACCTCCAACGTTTAAATGACGATGCCAATTGTAAATGTAATTAATTGGATTCGGGACATGCTCAAGAAAGTGAGATGAAAAAATTGTATCAAACATGCCATGGGCATCGGTAATAAAAATCTCACCAGGCACAGTGATTGTTGACAAATCACGACCATCAAAAGCAATACAATCTGGTGTGATCGGATCATGCCCAGCTCCAATGTCAGCAACCCTTCCGGTAATATACTTCATCACGTTTGGCAAATCTCTCACCTTAGCCGCTTCACTCATGTATTGTTTTTGTTCACTCATTTTCGAAAGATTTAATGTGTTGCTTTATTTGTTCTTGCACGGAATACGTGGTATGCGTAATGCATGGTGGCTTCTTTTCATTGTACACACAATCAATACCGCGAACGCTGAGCACAGAGTGGTAGCACCCGGCCTTATCACAATGGTTTTGTATCACCCGAATTTTACTCATATCACGATAACGGAATGCAGGATTCACTGAGCCGAAGAAAATGATTGATCGAATTCCTAAACTCACAGCAATTTGACTTGGCCCGCTATCAACGCCTATAAAAAAGTCAGCTCCGGCGATCAGGTACATTAGCATGTTCTTCGTAGACGTATTCATCTTCACCCGGCCATCATCTCGGCCACCAACCTGTATGACTGTGTATCCCATGTCCTCAAGGGATGTAATCACAAGCTCCCAGTTAACTCCATGCACATCGCGATGGGGAATGCCGTCCTTTCGCGATCCGTCGCGTTGAGGTACGCCAGTGTCATCCACGTGCAACACAATGTATTTTTTGAAAAGACGCGTTGTATCGTCGACTGGAAAATTCAGAACCGAGTTGCGCAGGACTCCATCGGTAATTCCGCATGTCTCGTAGTACGACCTCAAAACCAACTGCTTTGGCTTTACCTCGTACGACATGTCAAGATTGATAGAGCGTATTCCATCAGTTGATGGAAGCTGCGAGATGTGCAGAACAGGATAATGATGGTATTGGAAAAGATGGAAATACTCTGGTTGAACATCGAGCACGACACGATATCCTTTGTTGTGAAAGTACTCCATCACAGGCTCCATCATAATGATGTCACCCATGGCGTGTGACCTCTTCAGAATAACAAATTCTTTGAATGGTTCATGGAAGAAATTATGGAATCCAAACGTTTTTCTTTTCGGCGCATGACATTCAAAACTGAATTGATGCGCGAGCTCTTCTGGCGCAAAACGGATCGCGTAGTTCTTCTCAAGGTAACTACGATATAATCGACAGATGACCTCATCTTCCGGTGAATAGACGTCATTGTCGTTAATTAGCTTGTCGGTAGCCAGTATTTCGTGTAGCCTGCGAGATCTCAGAGAGAAGCCGCCGTTGCCGACATTTCTGGTGTCCTTGTAAAGCCACGGCGCTCCGATGTAGTCGTAGTTCAGGAAGTCATCGGTCCATTGATCCCCATCGAGCACCCACCCATCATGTTGAATCAGAAGGATGTATTCGGTGTTGATGTGCTTGTATAATTCGGTGCAGACGAACCGATTATAATCATCCCAGTTCATTTTTGAGACCAGCACGCACCGGTAATCTGGATCTTCGAATGCGATGTCTGTGAATAAAATTACGTCTGCTGGCTTGATGTGCTCAAGGCTCTTCTTAAGAGCCATCACGGTTGATCCGTAATCACGCGTGGTTATAGCTATGAGCGTTACTTTCGGTAGTTCAATCATGATACCTTCCCGAAACAGTCAGCGAACCGCATGATCAGATAATTTATCTCACCGAATTGTATGGATGTGCCAGCATAATTCCCGTACGATATCCTATCACCAGGAACGATGTTGAGTTTGAAGTTTGGTTTACCAGGGCCGACTTTAACAACAGTTCCGGTCACTGGCTTTGCTTTCTCGATAACAGCATCAGGCTTGTAAAGGCCTCCCTTCGTTGTTGCCTCCACCGGATCAGGATAAACAAGAATACGATCTTCGAACGGCTCAAAATTCACGTTCATGAAATCGACAGTGGATTTTTTTTGTGCCGTTGCGTCGGCGCGATCAGCAAGTTCCTTTTGGGTTTTCTCCTGTTGTTGCTTGAGTGTCTCGGAAGCAATTTTCTTTTCTTCTTCCGTCAGTTCTTCGCCGGGCATGTAGAATACTTTCTTGTTCATTTTTATCTTCGGTTTTCGGTTTATACTTATTTTCAATAAACACCTCAACAGCGGCGGCATCACGCAGCGAGTATTTTTCACCTAGGCGCTTCATCTCTGATTGTACCGTCAAGATTAAATCACAGGTAGGATTATTAACTGCCAGACCTGTCATGCTGAGGGCTATTCGTAAGTGGTCAATTTGTTGCTTGGTATTCTTTTTCATTCTGACATCAGTTTATCCACATAATACTGAAACACCTCTGTCACGCGGAAGTAATATCCACCATCACCGCACGGATGCACGTTCGGCGCGAAGTCGCATACTTCCAAAAGACGCGGAACTTTCAATGCCTCTGCGATAGCGAAGCACATTGACTGGTTGCCGATGAAAAGTTTGCAGGAGGATATTGCCACGGCAAGCTGATGGAAATCTTTCAGCTCCAGATAAGGCAAGTCTAAATTCCAGTCGGCTTTGAACGTTTTGTACTCTTGCTCAGTCCCAGTGAACACCATCTGCCCTTCGTATTTTTTGAGATGGAAATAGTCAATCCATGCGCCTTGGTATCGGGAAGTCCGATTAATAAGAATTCTATTCATTACTTGTGCTTTCGGACTTATATTATCCTTGAAAATATCGTATGATATCCAAGGCTTCCAATACTCCGGCCGCATTTCCGCGAACACCATCGGCAGCCACGTCACGATATTGCCATAAGGCATGTGCGATTTCACTTGGCGAAGCATGTCCAGATCGACCATCACCTTCTCGCCTTGCCATGGAAGAAATGCTTCTACGTACGGCTGCGCTTCGATCAGTGGCTTCAGCATGTCGAACGCGTATTGGTTCATCATTGAGTTTCCGTACGGATGCTCGGCGCCGTCATAGATACGCGCTTTTTGATCAAGCCATTGGTAAATCACTGCTTTGTGCCCGCTGTTCTCACAGATTGCCTTGATGCCAGCCATCGCGTAGATGAGATCCCCAGAGAAGCAGGAATGCTTGAATAGTAATTTATTTTCCAATTGCGTATCTTTAAGACTGTTATAACAAACCTAAAACATTTGACAACATGGCAACCAATATCAACATTGATGTGTATGAGTTCGGAACAGGCAACGACTTATTCCAAAAATACACTCAAAACTTTATCGTCGCTGATATTCAAAGTGTAGATCCAGCGAGTGTCTACAACTTCAAAAACACTTATTTCACCGGCGTTAAGTCATCAATCACTACATCGTTTGGCCCTGGCGTACTGAAGAAATTCTACGTTGCTCAAACTGTAGCGCAGATCAAAACGCTGCTGGACGCTTAAGATTTCCAGCCCCACTCCTTAAACCTCCGGTTCGCCGGCGGTTTTTTCTTTGCCATCCCTGTTCACAAACGTAACTAATTCCTTGGTTAGTAACAAATGTTACGATACTTTTGATCTATGATCGAACCAATTCAAGATTATTTCATCGTAGAAATTGAAAGCAGATACAATGAAAGGAAAACAAAATCCGGCATTATCCTCCTTAATACTGCGTGGATCGATGATACGGACATGGACCGCAACGAGCATAAAAGAATCTGCGGCAAGGTTCTCTCAGTACCGCAAGCATTTTCCGATACTGCCTATCGCGCAATTGACGACGGCATGCCCGCGTATCACAAATATGTTGGCCACGATGATATCGTAGTCAGAATCAACGAGGGGTACCGGAATCACGCGGATAAGTCGTATTACCCGAGCACATTCGATAAGTACGATGTGGTGACCATGGCCGACATCTCCAAAATGGTTGATGTGCAGGCAGGAGACACGGTCTATTTCATGCCGCAGGTCACCGAGGACGAGAATATGCTGGAGAAGGAGAAAGGCCGTGAGGTGTACCGCATGTGCGTCACGGACCTGATCTGCGTGGTGCGTGACGGAAAGATAATCACACAAGGCGAATGGATCTTAGTGAAGCCGAAGAAGGACACATGGGAGGAGATTACAACAAAGGCCGGGATTATTACTAAGTCGAAGCTGGAGAATAAATGGTTGCTCGCTACGATTGAACATTCGCACCATGAAGGGCGTAACGTCGGCGATCTAATTGTATACCTACCAAACGCAGATTGTCCTGTGAAGATTGAGGATGAAGATTATTTTGTGATGCCGGCGCAGGATGTTATTGGTAAATTAAACTGAGATGGGACTTGATCAATCGTTATTCACTCCAACAGGCGAGGAGGCATACTTCCGGAAGAAATATGTATTGAATACTTTTTTCCATGTCCATTCATACAATTGGTCAGATCCTAACGACAAATGGGCTCCAGATGAAAACCGGATTGATGTAAAGGATGTTGAAAAACTGGTTAAGATTTGCAGATTCCTACTTAACATTAAAGGACGCCATAATTTTATTGAGATTTCAAAACGTATATTAGGAAGCCCATTTTCTGATGACGAAGATTTCAATGATGACTTTATTAGCGGATTGGAACAAGTCGTTGAACAGATACCGCCAATACTTGAATTAAACCCTCCGTACTTTCTGTACTCTGCCGGTTAAACAAAAACCCCTAACTAAGTCAGGGGTTTCAAAGGCGTCAGTCTCACGTGTGCATCGGAGATAGATATTGGATACAATTATAGTGAAAATCGCGGAATAATTTTTGTTGCCTATATTCGCACTATGAAACTCGACGTCCACGTATACATTCACAACGGAGGAGAATCTGAAATTATTCACTTACTTAAACATATCTTACGTACCATGGTCACAAAGCAAGATTTCGACGCGGCCTTCGCACAGATCAACGAAGCCACAAACAACATTGCAGACGACATCACTCGTCTAACGAATCAACTCGGTGCTGGCGGATTATCGCCAGATGAACAAGCTGCTGCATTAACTGAACTTCAGGGAGTGGCAGATAAGCTAAAACAGATCGCGGCGGTAACGCCAGAGCCGCCGGCAACTGAACAGCCCGCTGCTTAAACTAAAAGCCCGATTTATTCGGGCTTTTTTATTTCTGTTTGTGTCTGAACGACCGTGGTTTTATTCTCCTTGGTTACTTTCGTGCCGTTCTTGAAATCAGTGATCTGCTGAAATGTTATGATGCCTAGAAATAGAAATGCGGCGAGCACCCATATGATGGTAAGCTCAACGCTATTGTTTGAATTCCCGAACTTAAATGTCACAACCATGCCGACGATAAGGCAATACAACGCACTCAGCTTCCGCGCAGAGAATCCGCCAGGATTGTTATGGAGCGACTCGATTATATTACTGATGACGTATTTCATGGCTTTTTCTTATAAGTAGCTTGGAATCTATCCGGGAGCAGATCGTATAATTTTTGGAGAGTTGCCCGGGAGTTTAAAACATCTAAAACACCGTCCTTATTTCTGTCACCAAATGAGTCCCCAACAAGGAGACAACCCAATGTGTCTTTGAAATAATTGCCACCGTGCCAGAGTATGCCGCCTCTACCAGGAACATTCTCAACGCGGAAGTGCGGGTACTCATGCCCCTCTGATGTTGCCTCTTTGTGTACCCAATACGTCCCTTCTGGGATGCATGAGATGTTGTGTTGATTTCCTTTGTCTGGAGGCTCAAGGGCTTTGCACTTGAATATTAAAAAGTCAGCAGCAAAATCATCGTCCTTTACAACGTAAAGACTTGACAATGTCTCTTGTGGTAAATAAACCCTTTCAATTACTACTTTCATCGCGTTGTGTGTAAAATGAGTGTTATCAAACTGATAAGTGTGGAGGCGATACTGATGATTAAAACTAGGCGATTTTTATTCCCGTCGTTCCGTTGCTCGAGTCTGTCGATTCTTACAACCAATCCACCGTTACCATTCCGTAAAATTTTATCCATCATTTCTATCTGGTGCTCTGCATTGCCGATCATCTTTTCGCACATATCAACTCGTTTTGATATGTTCCCGGTGACGCGTTGCTCGCTTTCGAGATGAGAAACAAACCTGGCAATCTGCAACCTCGCGTTCTCCGACCGCTCTTCTAGTATGATCAACCTGGTTTCCAGCTCGGTCAGTGGCATTTGGCAAGATTATTTAATGCACTATTGCTGCTATGTTTCGTAGGACTGTTATATCGCTAAAAATATTAGCCATCGCTCAGTTTTTGATGTGGCTTTTATTCATCATTTGTAGTTAACATGAGGCAACCCATTGATCCGTGTCTCGAGCGCGAGGATATCCTTTCCGTGTTCTTTTAGAGTAGTATCCTGGGTTGCCTCATTTATTTTCAATAAAGACACGTCGGCAACAAGCCTCTCAAGCAATTTTTCAGTTTTGTTTACATATCGTTGCAGAACCCAGATTAACGATAAGGCCAAAAGTGTGGATAATGAGTACCAGAAGATCCCGTCAGGGATAGGTGTAACAGTCGCCTGGGCGAGCAAATATCTAAACATAACGTTTGCTTTTATAAAGTTCAACAACAAGCCAAATCAATAAACCGGTTGCCATATACATCGAATACGATAGCGGAACTGTTAATCCAAAAATAGCCCCAAACTTGACCGGATCATTATACGTGAGAATAAAATCAATGAGGTACAGAAACCACAGATAGGAAATGATTGTCAAGTGGTACTTATACTTTTCACTATGGATAGTAACAACCACCGAGATGAATATGTACGACAGGCATCTGCCAATGAAATCGAAATATTCCGGGATAGTTATGCCCTGTTCTGGCTTGTAATAAAATGGGTGTATAACTTCTCTCCATCCGCCGATGTAGACCGGCATCCAGATGAAATTTAGCGCCAAAACAATGAGGCTGTAGATTATGATTAACGGTTTGTTAAGCATTGCCTGAGCCAGGAGGAACTGGAACGGGGTTGGGCGGACCAGAAGATTCTGATGTTTTAGGTTTAACTACCGTTTTTTTCGGCTTCGATTTTTCTTTTTTTTTCTTTTCCATAATAATCCTCTATTTGTTTGAAAGCTTTAGTTATCTCGTAACACAACATCACGAGCCTCGCAATCACGAATGCGAGAACAATTCCGGCAAGGATGAAATAGAAAAGCATGATATAAAAATACCACAACTTTTATTCCAAGTAAACACCTTATTTATCCGGTATTGTTTCATTTTTATTGCGATACCTGAAATGAAATTTCTCCTGTTGTTGCATCGTAGCTATACGGTGCACCGCCATTTACCGTGTGATCACCTGGGCGAAATGGAGCTTCCTGCAAAGTCGCAGATGCGGTTGCATGCGTGCTCTTAGCGAGAATCATTTTGTAAAACTGATTTACACACACATTCACCGCAGTTGCAGCCGTAACATCTGTCGGGAATCCTTCTTTCAGAAACAGAAAATCATCAGCAACCACATAGTCAATTTGACGTAAAACATTCCCGTCATATAGAAAACTGCCCTGAATCAGCTTTGTGAAAAATGTGCCTGTTCCTCGTACAGCCTTGCCTGTTGATTTGAATGTACCAACATGGGTATTTGCGATTGGGATTGTCCCCTTCACCGGGAAGGATGATCCGGAAACAATATCGCCGTAGGAATTTGGAAGATTATATGCGCCCCCTGTTACTGCTCGGAAGGTGCCGGTTTCAGGATGGAATAGTGTTTCGTTTAACATAGAGTGCGACATTTAAGAGTAAATTTAATGAAAATAGTTACCATGGAGAAATTGGTTCTTTTGGCTTCTCCTTCTTCTTGCTATAGTTCTGTACACTAACCCCGAAAAATGCCGGGATCAACGATGAGACAAGACCAGTTGGCGTCTCTTTCTGGTATAATGAATAAATATCTTGGATGTAAAGAGGGATCACATTCTTCACCGCCTCGCCTTCAATGGTAACCTCCTGGCCTACAATGTCTTTTCCTGTAAGTAAATTCACCGTGCTGCCTGCGGATGGGGCCAGCTTTGATCGAGCAAATCGCAATGCTACATCACCACGATTTTCGAACGGGAATTTCTTGCCATCAAGATCTGTAATTTTACCGGTGCTTGTGCTCTTCCGTTGCCCGGAAGAAAGCTGAGCGAAAAGGCGTATCACCTGCTGGAATCCGGCAAGGATATCGTAACGTGTGTCTCCGATTCTCATCTTGGCAAAATCAGAGCTGCGTGGGTCATGCTCAACATCGGCGCCGGCCGCACTTGCAATAGTCAACACTAATGCGCTAAACCCGACAAAAGCGATCATATTTTTCATCGCCATCTTGCGAACTTCTGGTGGCATCTTTGCGTATTTAATCGGATTCATGAGATTTACCCTTGATGCTACAAACCTCGGCGAGAAGAAGAATCCATTCAGCACTGTTGCCGCCTCCTCCAGTGCGCCAAGGTTACCGCGGCCCGTAGCGTTGTTGATGAAATCAGCCCAAGCCTTGTATGCCTCTGGATTTGATTCAGGTGTAAACCCGGCTTCTTGCAGTCTGTCGGCACCATTCACGAACACATCAACTCTGAGCTTATTCAGGTACCCGGTGTACGCCCGTTCACTGGCTTTGTACGGGATTTTGAACAGCGGAATTTTACTCGCGAAATTGGAGATGAACTGATCTTCCTTTGCAGTCAGTTTCGTTGTCGGTTCCGCGATATATAGTTTACTTTTCTTGATCGTGTCATATACCGGGCTTTCTTTGAGTTTGGCCAGCCACTCGGTTGCTTTCTTTTCGGAGAACGCCTGACGGAACATTTCAGCGAAAGATGCAGCGCCGGCTTTCGGATTAGCAAACGAAAGTACAGCACCTTGGCGGAATGGCGCTGACATATCGATCGATGCAAGCATTGACTTTGGAAGATTTACCACATCAACAAAAGTATCCCATGCCTTTTCGCTCAGCGATCGATTATTCAATCTGTTTTTTTCTTGCTCAAGTTCAAACTCAGATTTTATTTTATCGCGTTCGATACGCAAATCCTTCGCCTCTTTATCCAAGTCAAGCGGCTTCTTTTTCTCTGTGACGAAATCCTTATTTTTTATCCTCGACTCATACCGATCAATAGTTTTTTTGATGTTCTTCTTGTACGCTTCAAGCTTCTTTTTGTCGGCAATACCGAGATCCTTCTCAAGCTGCTTGTATACCTGTTTTATCTGATCACGCTTCGCGCGCATCTCCCTTAATTCCGGAGTCTCAGGTGTAAGCTCAGTTTTCTTTTTATCGAAGTCTTTTTCACGAATTCTGCGCTCATATTCAGCAATACTATCTCCTACTGATTTTATCGCCAAACGTACTTTTTCTTCGGTAGAAATACCGTTTTTGCCGTTAATATCCTCTATTACTTTTTTCAAAGCATCGCGCTGATTCTTTAAAGCAGTCGCTTCTTCGTCATATTTTATGCCTTTTTTCTTCGGTGTTTTTTCACCTGTTTTTATCTGATCTTCGAGATCTGAAATCTGATTTTTAAGGCGTGATTTTACGGCATCAAGCGCTGTCTTCCACTGCTGGTTAAGTTCATCTTCATCGATGGGTAAATCCTTCATTGCCTCTTTGACCTGCCGTTGCATGCGGCGCTCCTGATCGGTGAGTTTGTCGCGCTGAAGACCACTGCGCAGTGGTCGTAATTTATTTTGAACATCTTCCAGGGATGACACCAATCGTCCGACACGTTTTAGCTCGCGTATTTTAACATCAAGATCTTCCTTGCTCAAGGATCGCGTCTCGCCGTACTTGGTAATAGCATCACGCACTTCACGAACAGACACTTCCGGCATTGAGTCTTTTATCAGATCGTGAATATCATTTGTTACCTCCTCAATCGTATTTGCGCCTGACTCCACTACTTGACGTATTAACGCCCGTGGAATTGACAGCTTACCGTTACGCATCGTCGGAAGTTTTACATCCTCCTCGGTCGGCACCAGCCTTTCGATGCCAGGCTCGACAGTTGTCCTGAATTGATTCTCATCGAAATCGCTTCCTCGGTAATGTTCTTTCACGTAGTCAATTCCGGCCTGTACAGCCATAGCGACATCAGATCCGGCAAGCACAGCGGCACGCATAACTTCGATAGAACCATTCCAAACAGACTCACCAATCACTTGCGTGATGGAGTTTAGTTTATTTGGATCACTCTTTACTTTCAGTGAATCGAAGAAGTTATCAATCTTCTCCTTTCGTTCCTTGGCAAGTTTTGCTCTGCGTTCCTTTTGCGCTTGGAGATCGGTGCGGATATCCTGTACGGTTTTTTTCGAAGACTCTTTTCCTCGAGACTCTTCTAACTTTTGAAGCTTCTCATTGGCGGCATTGAGCTTTGTTTCAAGGTCACGGAATTTTTCCTCAATCTCCTTCGGTATTTTTCCGTTATTGACCTCTTTGTATTTTTTGATCTGGTAATCCGCTTTGTATGCAAAATCAGAAGACTTGTACACGTCTTGCAGAGCGGAAATAAACCGGCCGCCGGAACGTGCTTTCTTATCAAACTCGTCGATGAGATTTGTCTGCGCATCGGTGAGTTCCTTGATCTCGTTTTTATCGGTGGCTGCTGCGAGCTTACGTCCGACTTCGTCAATTGCTTTTGCCCACACGAACGCGGCGGCGCCATCGTCCACTTCGTTATTTCGTACAGCCTCTATTGCATTTTCTACGCCGACGTCATCAATAAATTTCTGTGCTGACTTCTCAGCGGATATATGGCTTTCAACTTCATAGGTAAGGCCATGTTTTTCGATCGACGATTTTACCTGCTCATCACTGACTCCTTCGTGCGCTCGGTTCAGGAGGCTTTTTTTCCTTTGGCGGCCATTGCCTCCATTTTCTTCGCTCCGTATTTCTTCCTTCCCAGGCTGGCTGTGAGTGCGCCCGGATTCTCCACCCCTTTCTCTTTGCTTAGTTTCTCCTTCAGTGCTTTGAATCTGCCCCCCGAGCCCAGCTTCGGTTTGTTCTTGTTGCTGTACGTTTTCATTTTCTACAGTGTTTTGTTGTGAATTATTATTTTCCTCTTTTGCAAGTTTAAGTATGGAGTCAGGAACTTTTATTCCAGCTGATTCTATGATAGTTTTTGCATCGTTAGCTGTCATTTTGCCTAAATGAATGTAGGCTACATATCGACCGGATCTAACAGCTTCTTGTATTACTTTATTGCGGCCATCATACACGTTTTCAATTTCACTATTAATTTTATTAAGCTGCTCTAGTACATCATTATTTTTAGATTTCGATAGACTCAGTCCTGTTAATTCCTCTATAAAATTAATTATAGAGTCAGCTACTCGCCGAACAATTGACTTACTCTCTAAATCTCTGGATAATCTATTCCTGAATTTTTCGCTTGATATAAACTCAGCAAAAAATTCATGCAGATCAGTATAACCATATGTCTTTACTTTTGATTTTTTCTTAGCCTTCTGAAAAATGTTATCAATATAATCAAGTGATTCCCTTTGTGAATCTGTTAGATACCTCACTTTAACATCATTTTCCTTTTCATACAGATAGTCATCGATCGCAACGATACTAGCGAGATGAACTGCCTCGTGTACTATTGTGTCTTTATATCCGAATAATTTACTGAGATTAGAGATGTAAATTTTATTTTCTATACCCGCATTATTCAATGTATGATATACCTTACCAAGTGTCAACAGTGAATTATAATTTTCAAGAGTAGCTGATTTGCTGATACTCTCAATCAATTTTTTAGGAGCCCCTATTTCTTCTAATTTATTAACTAAAGATTTTTTATCTGGAACTTTCTTGATTTGCTCACCTTCAGTAAGCATAAAGTCTTCCTTCGGTTCTCCTGTTAAATCTGTATCTTGATTTAAGATGCTTTTCTTTTCTTGCGTTCCTTCATTCGTTCTGCCAGCTTCTTTTTGCTGGCTACCTTGTTCGGCAGTACCAGTCCCTTGCTCGACTGGTTCCACTCCTCCACGTTCACTCCCTTCGCTTCCAGTTCCTTCCTGTGAACTTGGAAGTACGCCCGTTGGCTCGCTGATTTGTAAGGCATCGTCTCCTTGGTTTTGTGTTATTACTGGTTCCTTGAATTCTGGTTGTGTTGATTGCTCTTCTTGCTTCACCTCTTTGGTGACAGTCGTATCATCTGCGTCTTGGACTTTTGCGTCGATAATATCGGCAGCTTGTTCAATTGACTTTATGTTGTTAGAAGACTGTCCGGTTGTCGCGGTGTTGACTACGTCCTGTGTCGGCATTGATTTCAAGATAGGACTCAGCTTCACATTCGCGCCACCTCCAAGAACTCCTCCGCCAATGAATGCTCCAACTGCGTTTGTGGCGATTCGCCATGCGTCTGGGTGATACTCTGTGCCTGCTCCTTTCGATGCGGCGAATTCCTCAATTTCTCCTTGGGCAGCCTCAGTCACCGCTTCTGGTGCTGCGCCACGCACAAATCCTTTCACAAATTGCTTGACGACATTCTCAGTCAATTGCTTCCCGGCGGCTTTCTTGAATAGACCAACGATATTGAATTCGCTGGCGGCATCCAGCGTACCGGCCAGCACCGCCAGCGCCTGCCCTTCGGCTGGTTTATCCAGGCCTCTCTTTATCACCTCTTCCCGGGAGATGCCTTCCTTTTGCGCGATGAGATCAAGTTGCTGATCGTAGATAGATGCTGATTCTGAAATGATTGATCCTGCCGGACCGGTACCAAGATTGATCGGGGCTCGGTATAACGCCTGTCCGATCATATTTCCTGCAAAGCTCAGGAAGTCCCCGGCGCCATTTATGCCTTTAAGATCCTGTGTAACCCCAGCTGTTTTAATTGCCACCTCCTGATTTTGCTGCTGGATATTCTTCTCATATCCAAGCCTTTCTTCCTGGTTTTCTTGTATGAACTTTTGTTTCAGATCTTCAAATCCTTTCGCACCAAGTTTCTCGGTTAAGAATAGCTTCGCACGCTCATCGTACGATTTTTGTTTTGTCTTAAAATCCTGCTTATTATTCCACTCGGAAAATGCGTCGATGGATGTGCCCTTTGGTAACTGCTTACTGAATTCAGGGCCGCCAAACGCATTGATGTCACTCCTACGATCGTACAGATCACCAAAGTTACCTTTGCTCATACGCAGGCGTTGCGCGTAATACTCTTTTGGGATTTGATCAGATAACCCGGATTGAACGGTGCGCAGGAATGATTCAGTAAACCCTTTGGATTGGGTTTCGTCTATTCCAACGGCGTCCTTCAGCTGGGTATCAACGAATTTATTCTTAAGATCTTCAGCCTTTTTTTGTTCCGGAGTCTTTAGTACATTTTCGCGAAATGTTGCTTTTTGTTTTTCGCTTAATTGCGGAGTATTTGTTGTACTCTTTCCAGAAGGCTCGCCAAGATCTTGCGAGTCGCTCGAAGAAGCTGATTGATTCGGCTGGTCTTTTTTTTTTACTGGCTCAACGATGGCATCCTCTTCAGGAGGCGTCCATTTTTGGGCAGGCTTTTCCTGTTCGTTTTGGTCAACGACTAAATCATCCTCCGGAGGCGTCCATTTTACCTGTTTACCCATTATTTTTTCTTTGTCCTGACATTACCATCCGGGTCCATATATTTTCCGCCAGGTGGTATTTTATCGTAATCTTCTGCGCTGGAGACGGTTGGAACTGAGTTTTTTTGTCGTGCTGGCTTCTTTTCTGCAACTGGCTTAAATCCGGCAGCAACCGCTTGCTGATATCTGTTTCGATATGCCTGATCAATACGGAGCATGTCGTCGTTCCATTTTGACTTATCTTTCAGGTTCAAACCTTGCGTGATGGCATTGATGTTTGACAAGTCCTGATCAGATGCCTGCACAAGTTCGTTTACCTGGACACCATTTATTCCGGCTCGGCTCGCGGCGAGCGCCAATTCCTGATCGTCGACACCAGAACCAATAAGTTTTTTAAGCGTTCTCAGCTTCTCAAGATTTTCCTCCTCGATCGCCACCTTGTCTTGGTCGTTGGCATTTGCGGCGGCGGAGATTCGCGATTGAATTTCCTGCTCGTTATTGTTTGCCGCATTAAGAATGTGAGCTTGATTTACGGTGTACCCTTGCAAAGCAACCTTTAACTCCGGCTGTAACTTAAACTTACCGTTAGGATCGAAATAATCCAGTGGCATGTTGTTGATATAGTCAATCATCGACTGCGTATCGGTGCCGTGGAGAAGGACAGGGTAACCGTTTGTGTTGAATGCCTGTAACTGGTATCCAGTAAGATTGAATGGTACGCTTCCAATCTTTGAGCGGTTTGTTCTGCCGGTATTTATGTCAGTCCTGATCGGAGTGGTCGAGCTGAAGGTGATAGGTTTACCGTTCTTCTGGAACAACACTCCGCCGGGGCCCGGATTATCAAATGCCGCGGGAGCCTTCCCTGGCTCGGCGCCAACTGACTTCGAGTTATTGAATGAGTAGCCGTGGGCAATATTGTCGTTCTTATACAAAGACGCATTGGGATTTTTGTCGGCCTTATAGTCGACTGATACCTTCGTGTTTATCCGGTCTGCTTCTTGCAGGTCGGCCTTCGCTAAATTCCTTTTACGAACACCGTAATCCTGGCTGTTGATGATATTTTTTGATGGATCATTTATTAACTCATTCTTGATTTCGGCATCGCTTTTGCCTTTCATCCATGCCACACGGGAATCACCACTCGATTTCATCTTTTTGATCTCGTCATCAAGCTGGTTATTTACCTTTTTGTTGAAGTACTGATCAACTCTTCCCTGAGGATCGCTGTTGATGTAATCAATCGCGTGCTTATCTGTTACCCCAGGCTTGCCGGTTGAGTCATCCCAAAACGTAGCTTGATCATATCTTGTCTTTGTAGCGTTAGGATTGCCAGTCGTTTGCTCCCTGTATCTTTGGCCTGACGCCTTTACAAAATCAGCCTTGTAGTTGTTGTACTTGAATGAATCGATGCCGCCGAGTTGCTTTTCGAACATTACCAGTCTATCAGACCTGTCGAACATGTTCACGTTATTGTCCTCTCCATTCACAGCCACCTTCAGCCGGTTCATGTCCAGACTGGAGTCGTAGTATGGATCTTTTGCGTCACGGGATAATATTTCAGATTGGAGATTTTTTGTCTTCTCCATCTGTATTTTACTCAGCTGCTGCAACGACTTTCCTTGAGCCATTTTTGAGGCTGTGTCATTACTTATTTTGCCGGTATGGTAAATCTCGTTTTTACCAGCATTAACCACATTTTTAGCGTACTCAGTCAGAATCTTTTGGTCGTTATCAAAGGCGCCATTCGACAGGTCATACTCGAATTGGTTTGTTGATTTTATCCGTTCTTCGCGGCTTCGGCGCACGGAATCAAAAAGATGAGCCACAGCCTGAGTGGTGTGGTCCATGAACTGACTTGCGTCAGGGGCGGCATACTGCTTTTCATAGTGGAATTCCCTGTACGCCATAGTTTTTATTTGTTCGCGTATGCGCCGGCAATTGATGTTGCTGAAGCAAAGGCATTGTCAGTTGCTTTCTGTTGTACGTTTTGGTTGTATTGTATCTTATCGCGAAGCATTGCGATCTTCATTTGATACGGCATGTTTGAATTGTAATTCCACGCCTTATCCTTTTCGTCGATCAGGTTATTGTTCGCATTGTAAAGAGACCCTAGGTTTTGTTGCTGCACCTGAGCCTCGTCTTGCGCAAGTCCGCGCAGATTGGTGTTCTTGTTGGCGTTAATGGCGGCAATCGTGCTCAGTAAATCAGACGTGCTACTCGAAACATCACGCGCCGCAGCGCCGGCGTTCGACGCTTCCTGCCCGATATTTTGCTGCTGCATCTGAATAGCTCTATTTCTACCAAAAGCCTGCCCTTCGGCGATGTTCCTGTTCTGATAAGCTTCATCTTGAACTTGATATTTTGGGCCATTATTGATGGCATCCTGTTCTGCTTTCTGAGCTTTGTTGGCTTGACTTTTTGCGTGCTCAGAAGAATACACGCTATACGCCAATCCTGCCACCCCTACTCCTACTGCTATCCATGTCATAGTCTCAAGATTTTAGTTGATTCCCGCTTAATAAAATGTTGTCATGAGGCTCAATAATTCTCTTTTCAATATCCTCAACCGTCTCACCATCTTCACACCGGTGGAATGTAAGCCAAACACAGTCTTCGTGAACGTAAAGAACTCGGCGCGTTCCCGGTTTTGTTATCCCGCAATGTGGAGCCTTAATTAACACTTCGCCATCAGCATCCGTAAACACAGAAACAACCCCTTTTGATACAACAAAAGGATGTTCCGTGTTGTGTATTTTGGATGTGATCAAAGAACCTGCCGGCATAAATATCTCTCTCGTGTACAATCCCGGGGTGAACCGATGGACTAAATCACATTTTACTTCCGGGAAATTCGCAAGCATTAAAGCCTCAAGGACGTCTATTTTTTGATCAATATTTGGCCCTCCATGTAGGATATCAGCGTCTGCATTCTTAATGATTTCCATGGTCGAATTTACGGATTTTTTGGTGAATCGATATACGTGCTGGTGGCCATATGCATCAAGCTCAAGTAATCCACGTCAGGATCAAGAGTTAATAACACCTGTATAGCCTTGCACCGAACAGCCTGTCCATTTACAATCGGATTTGACACATTTGGTGTATTCAGATCGCGCTTAAATGCCAAAAAATAAGAATCTTCACGTTCTTCTACCTGATCAATCTTAACCCGGCTCGATATCAATGCTTTCTTCCCGCGATACTCTGAAATGACTCGCTCCACAAACCATTTATTTGTAGAAACGACGATCATGTTTTGCCAATGCTTCACTGAAAATAAATCCTTATTGAATACAGGTTCTATTTTTGAGTCGTACTTTACTCCGTAGAAAGTGTTGTAATGATCTTCATCGATCTCATGCAAATAAATGTCTGCTTCTTTAAAGCTTACGAGCTGATTATTGATTTTTGCGAATCTTTCCGGCGCGTAGCTATGTGCAGATTTCCATCGCGTATCCCGTTCACTGAATAAAAATCCTTTGTATGAATCGTATCCGCGGAATGTTGCAGGGAGAGAGCTGTGATTTATGAACGTCACAAGTTCATCATTGAACGGATCGTACGAACTTATTGCAGTCGGCAACTCATCGGTCAGGTATTTTGTGATCAGAAGATCACTCAATTCCTTAAACCAATTCCGCATCTTGTAATCGGATATCGCAGTGATGCCGTCACGGCCATACCGTATCCACGCGCCATTTATTGCATCCCACCAGTAAACCTTACCACGATATTGTGACACGCTTTCCGGATTCAGTGTTCCGTGGCTACCAAGGAGCGTATTATAGCTACCAAGTACCTGATTGCTTAGCGATACTTGAGTGTTGCCGCTTAAATCCTCAAGCGTTGTTCTATTCACATACACGCTCCAGGCTTCACGCTCGCCAATCATCAGAATAATACTGCCGATGCTTTCGACCTGGGCGTTGGCTGTATTGATGATGTTTCTGATCCTGCCATATTCTGACGGGTAATTGTACTGATCGGCATCATTAAATCTGTTCAATTGATTAACCAACGACTGCTCGACTATCTTACCGCTGAACCTTGCCTGTGTGGCAATGAATTTCACCGGCGGAAGGTCCCTATACGTTATCGTAGGTCTCCCGTTGTATCTGTCCCAATAATCATAATTCATGCCCGGATCAGGATTCATGCTGATGCCTGTAGCACCAGATAAAAATGCCGGAGACATTGAGCTTAAGTAATCCCGATACACAGTTCTTGATACAGCAAGACAGTCGGCGTAGAAAAATGGTAACTTATTGAAAAAATTGAACGGCCCGTACGTGCTTGATGTTACCGCCGCGTTATTAGTATACGTCCAATCTCTTTTTGCAAAATCTCTATTCGATTTACCCGGATACAGCACAGGATACACCTCACCGGTTTCGTAGTAGAAGAAATCACTTTCATTTGCAGTCTTTGGGGTGTATACCTCAATTATAAAATCATCAGCGGAGAATGATGTTGGGCCTGGTATCCACATAAGACCAGCTGGGCGCTCAATCAATATTGCCTTGCCGGTAAATGAAATTATCGGGACATCATAAATCTTGGTCTGATTTACATTTGACGGATTTGCCACGTCGCTTCCGGTAAATCTGACCCTGTCTCCAACTCGGTAATTATAGAAAAGCTTGTTTACCGTAGGCTGATCAGCCGTTGCTGTTTTTTTTGCGGCATTGTACCAGTTGTTTATGTCTATCATAATACGACTACAATCGTTTATGATATTGGTTTGTTGAACTTTTAATATTTGGTTTGCGAGATCTCCAATAATGGGATTGTGACGAAGGTTTTTGTTTAGGAATTTATTTGATAGCGCAAGTTCCGGGAACCCGGAAAACTTACCAATATTTTCGTTGAGTTTGAGCAGCTTATTCCATCCATCATTTTGAGCTGCTCTTTCTCTTGCATCTATCTCTTGCTGAATAGAACTTTCTGTAAAAGAAGCCGCATCGTATCCGGATACAATTTTGCTATTAGCGAAATGTTCTCGAATAACTTGCTTCGTGTTGTCAGGAATTGATATCCGATCAAGAATTGTATCAACGCTATCTATAACAGGGATTAATTGATTCACAATACCGGTCATGAAGAAATCAATATTAAGGACGTTAGTTCGCATGATTTGATAAGCAACGGCCCACTCCGGAGGAACGACCCCACTAGGTATTTTGAAGTTGAACGCCACAAGATCATTTTTTGGAACATCGGCTGAATCATACCCCCATGTGTCGATTGTATATCCAGCACTTCTCCATCCTGTCGGGTGAAAGAATTGTATCGCCAGTTTATATTTACCCCTCTGTTTAAAAGAGAATTGACTTAGACTATTAAGTCTTGACAGCTCATCCTGAACTACAGGAGATACCGCCGGGAATCCACCGGGATAAGAACTTGCCCATCCGGTTAAATCGCTATGAACAACCGACATATTTGTTATGTCAAGATTATCCATAGTCTGCTGCTCATTTAAGCAGTCGGCGTAAACAAATCTATTATCAACAGCCTCTACAGTACCAGCTAAAAATGGAACTGTATCAAACAACTGATTAAAATCTTCCTGTGGAATTGGTGTATTGTCCGCATCCCCAGTGAAATAATAAAGCCGTTGTATAGCCGGTGTCACTGGTATACGCATCCATAACTTCCACAACTCTAATTCACCTTCCCGGTATGCAACCTCAATCGTTTCAACTGCGTTTATAAATTTTACGTCAGTATGATCGAAATAATTGTATTGCGTTGATGCGCCAGGAACATCCAATAACATTCCTGGAATGTCAACCTCGATAGATGTTATTCTCTTGTCAGTAAATCCAGGACCAGGACTATAGAAGAAACCGCAGCTTGCAGTTACATTTGCCTTGCTGATTGGGCTGAATCTTGATTTCAATTTCCCTTTGTAGATGTATCGGTATGAGAATTGGTATGCTTTGTTTTTTAATTTCTCGTAATTATTATGTGATCCATCGTACAATATCCTTGTCACGGGTGGCATGATTGGCGCCCATTTATGATGGGAGATGTGGAACTCCCTGAAATTCTCAGCGCCAAGGATCAAGAATAGATCACTGATTGTATTTGTGTCAATCAGTCTCGGTGGATTTATCTTGTCTGTGAAGGAGATCCAGTTATCCAGCTTGGCCATTTTGACAAAAGAATTTTCCTGGAAGTTCAGACCCTCCCATCTCAGAATTTCTATTATCGTGTTGGTAGCAACATCCCATCGAGTTATAGTGTGCTGGCCATTCTCATTCCAGTTGCAATTGTAAATCTGTTGAAATTCAAGATCCTCATACTTTCCGATATTCTTGCTCCTTCCGGATGGTGGAGGCCCTGGTGTTGAGAAGATATGCGTTATTTTGAATTTATTGAATGAGTATTTAATATTTGATAACGATCCAGACCCAGAAACCACTACCTTAAAGCCAATGCCGTCACATGTCACCGGACTTAGCATGTTCATTGAGTTCCCTGGATTTGATATACCTGGGCCGTATGAATTTAAATTGTCAATGTATAGCGATGATAGTTCAGTCACACCAGACATAAAAACAAGATACAGACCGACAATCAGTGATGGATCTGAGACCACCACATCCCTTCCGAATGTGTATTCAATTGCCAGATAATCTCCAGCTGTAATGCTCTCTGATTGATACAACCGCTCAGTTGAATCATCTGATGATAGAGTCACCTTGGCCCCGAAATACCCACCGCCAGATCCATATGCCCATGTTTTTTCCGGAGATCCGCCAGCTTGCAGCCATCCTGCGATTGATCCGGTAAATGTCGGATTATCATTTGTCCATGTCTCCCTTTCGACTGATGGAATATAGGTTGTTACCTTTTGGGTACCTTTTATATTCTCGACATCTCCAAAGTTGTCGTGCCGACTTGACCCTATTCGTGTGTTCAGTGCATACCTATAATCCCCAATCTCAAATGGCGATCTGTCGCCACTCGATGTTTGAACCGGCGTTACGATGCTATCATCTTGGTTTACTCCGCCAAGAGGAATGAAGACTGATTCTGCGGCGTCCAACTTTTAAAGTTTAGTAGTAACTCTTGCCTCTGCTCGGCTCATTGTTATCAGTGTGCGAGGATCAAGTTCATTGTACCGCGCTCTTAATTTCTTTTCAGCAAAAAATAAATCTCGACCTGCCTCGTCCTTTGAATAATTTGTTGCCTTTGGATTGTTCTTTTTTTCGTACATCATTTCCATGTATGCTAATACATAGTCATACTCGTACGGATGGAGAACGGTGTGCTCGCAAGGCTTAATGCCATCGGTGATATACTCCACGTACACTTGCTTGTAGTTGTAGTCGTAATCGAGGTACATTTCTTTGCACTCCCCATGATCCACAATCTTAAAATATCCCTTGCTCGGAAGTCCGCCGCCATACCCAAGAAAACTCATTCCATTGAAATTGTAGAATGAATATCCTCCGTATGTGTTCAGGTTTGTTCCGTTAGGCATATGCTGACTTAGTAAGCCAATCACCTTGTCATCATTTTTATGACGCTCAAGTGTATTCAGGTCGTCATTAAGAGCCAGCGTGACAACGTACTGTCCCTTTTTGACTCCAACCTTTGTCCAGTCCACAAATCCTTCAGGAAGAACTATGGTATTCCGCTCAGTAACATTCAGTAGTACCGTTTTTGGATGCTGAAATACATCAAGTCTTATTTCTCTCACTGCGCGCTGAGCCCACTTCAATGCCTTTTGAAAAAATCCATTATGCAAATCATTGTCGGAAAGGAAATCGTCCACGCAAGTAGACAAAAAATAAACTTGAGATTTATCGCTCATGCCGCTTGATCATTAGAGTCCCTGACTTCATCTGTAGGCTCCATGCGTTTAAGCACGAAGTATTTTATCACTTCTTGAATTACCTCACCTTCTCTATTGGCTGGTATTGGATACGGCGCCGAATTGTTAATATCTGCGGAACTTCTGATCACAAGGCGAAGGCCAACATTACCATATTTCTTCTTTACACCACACGTGGTGAAATAAAATCGTGTTCCTTC